TTCGCCTTCAGCAGTGTCAGTCCAGTTCTCCATACGGTTAGCATATTTAAAAACTGCATTTGTTTCTCGCATAAAACGTTTTTCATCTACGCCTAATGCACCAAGCACACCTGGCAAGTGTGGTGTAATACTTTCTCCTACACCGATAGTAGGAACTTTGTTGCTATGAATCATTTCAACTGTAGAGTTTGGAAGTTCTTTTTTTAAAAATGCACTTGTGAGTGCTCCTGCAAATCCACCACCTACAACTGTAATCTTCATTGTTTCTTTTTCCTTTCGTGGTTGGCTTTGCCAATGTTGACAGCCCATTTGCCACTAGCACGTATTTCGGCTAATTCTTTTTTATAGTGTTGCTTTGCTTCTTCTGATCTTATTTTACACAAAGCAATTAATTCTCTAAGTTCTCGCCTTATCCTACGTTTGCTGCGTTCGCTTGCAAGATGTTCAAAGTCTTCACTTGCTGCAAGATAATCAAGTACCTTTTGCATTAATTTATCATGCGTGTCGTCTGTCATTCTACAATATCGATATCGTTCTCATATGAAGTAAAGCCATTCTCTTTTATAACTTTCATTACATGATTGACTCTACCAACAAGTTCATCTTTGTGTGAGATAAGGAAAACATTTTTGCTACGCTCTCTGCCCATCTTCTTGAGTACAGCGAGCGCATTTTCTACACCAGCAGTGTCCATACCTGAGTCAATAAGCTCGTCAATGAACAACAAGTTGATGCCTTGATACAACGATTCCCAAACATCACGGAATGCAAAACTCATGCCTAGTATTAGCCTGTTGCGTTCGCCTCTGGATAGATTATCAAAGTCCAAATCTTGTCCTAGTTGTGTGATCTCGACTGACAAATCGTTTTGGAACTCTACTTGATGTGGTAAGCCTAGTTTGTCTAAATAGTATGTGAGCCTATTGTTCAAGTACGCTAAGTTCTGATCAATGATCTTTTTGCGTATAAACGAGTCTTTGTTTGTTAAGAGTTTCAGTAAAAACTCCTGATGTTCACGCAAGTTTGTTAAATCATTTACTGGTTGCCAATCAATTTCTTGGAGTGCTGTTGTCTTCAAGTCTTCAATTTGTGCTTCGTACGGATCTTCTTCTTGCGTTTTACTTATCAAAGTTTGCTTCAAATTATCTACGTTGTTTCTATGTTCGTATGCTTCTTTTGCACTCTCATAAAACGTGTTAGGACGTCCGTTGATATCACCAATTTCGTTGAGAAACTCCATAGTTGCTTCTAATTTGTCTGCAACTTCTGTTTGATAAGCAAATGCATCGCTTAATTCTTTTTGTTTTTTAGTTTCAATCTCTGCTTTCTTGTCCGCATGAAGCGTTTGACCGCAAGTGTAACAAATAGCATCGTCAAGTTCTTTAATATCCTTTTCTGCCTTATCAACACCTTTGGTTGCTCGCATCAATGCTGTTTCAAGTGTTGCTTTTTCTTTATTCAAACTAGTAATACGATTGTTTAGTTCTGTCCAGTTGGTTAACTGGTCGTGTGCTTCTAATTCTTTATCAATATCTAGTTTTTCTAGTTCTTCTAATGCAGTTTGCATTTTTTCTTCATCGGTTTTGCGTTTTGCAACCCATGCACGTTGTCTTCCAGCAAGTGTTTCGATACTTTGTTCAATTTTTTTGTTACTTGCTTCTATTGCATTGATCTTCAGGGTTTCTTCTGTGATAAAGTCTTTGGTTTGTTTAACTTTTTCCTTTAACAAGTCTGCTTTCTCTGTGAGAATAGTAATACCAAGTAGCTGTTCAATAACTGCACGTTGGTCATTTGCTCTCATACTAAGGAAAGGCTCTGTGTAAGTGTTGAGTGCAACAATATGTTTGAACATATCGTGGCTCATGTCTAGTAAACTGTCAATATCTTTTTGTGTTTGCCGACTATCGCCCTGTGATTCGTCAACATCTTCTTTTTGTTCGTGGTCATTTATATAAAACTTGAGAACATTTGGCGATCTACCACGTTCGATCCGATATTGATTGTTGCCTTTCTCAAAGTTAAGGGTAACCAACATACCTTTGGAATTAGTCTTGTTAATAAGATTGTTCCGTTTGATGTTGGTTAGTGCTTGGCCGTACAAGGCGTAGGATAATGCATTGATTATCGTTGTTTTACCTGTACCGTTTCTGGATCCGGTGTCGTCACCTCCTTGGTCTAAGTTTTCACCAAGCACAAGAGTGAGTTGCTCCTTGTTGAAGTCAACTGCTTGGGTAACATTACCCACACTCATAAAGTTTTTTACTGTTAAGTCTTTAATTTTTATCATACTAGCTCATTGTATATGTCTAATAACAGTTTCTTGTTAAACTGTTCGCTGTCGATTGCTTGGATCTCGTTGCTAACAATCTGATCTACACTTTCAAATTGTTCAATATCCAAGTCTGTGTTGATTTCCTCAATGTGTTTCTGGGGAATTAGTGTGATCTCTCTACAGTTGTATGTGTCGATAAACGTTTCTTTGATGTATGTTGCTTCTTCAAAGCTGATATCAATGTCAAGTGTTACTCTTAGGTACATACTTGGCTTGATAAGACTGTCTTTCTCATCAATCAACTGTGATAACTTGACTGTACGGTACTTAGGACACTCAGGCCAGTTGATATACTCTGGTTCTGCATCGTTCTCACGGTCCAATATCATCATACCACGGTCATCATCCCAAGCATCTGCATAGTTGTGTGGGAAAGCATTACCAATGTAGTGTATCTTACCCTGCTTCTGTCTCTTGTGGAAGTGTCCGCTGAACACATACTCTTGATTCTTGAAGTGTTCCGACTTTAGTTCACCGTGATCTGGCATCTGCACCATAGCATTCATATAGAAACTAGGCAGTTCGAAGTGTCCAAACAAGTATTTGGCCTGTAACTTCTCCATACGGCGCCATTCGTCGCCTACTAACCACGGAACCAGTGCTACATCGTCAATAACCTGTATCTCATCTACCACTGTTACGTTAGGAATGTGCTTGGCAAACTCTGTTGACTTTACATCACGCTTGTCTTTGTAGTACAAGTCATGGTTACCAGCAAACATATAGAACTTTTCAAACGATTCGCCTAGTTTCTCCAACAACCTAATGGTTGTATCCATGGTTGTGAGGTTAAGACTGTTCCTATTATGGTGCCAGTCACCGCAAAAGATGCCTGTTTCGCAATTATTTGCTTTTGCTGTCTCGATATACCAATTGATATAGTCTTCACAGTCCTGATTATGGACACGTGAGTTGCCTTTCATACCTAAATGTATGTCAGTAAATACTGCTGCCTTTTTAAACAATAGAATACTCCACTTCGCTTACAGTATAAAGTAGAAAATTTAAGAAATCAACCTTTATTTGCGTTTTCTCTACGCTGTGCTGCTTCCCATTCACCGCTGTGCAGTCTTGTATGCGACGGATTCATATCGTTCATCTCAAGAATATCATCTCTAATGTTTTGAGCACGTTTTTCAATGTTAATCACACGTACAAAACTGTTAGTAACTGCTGCTGTGTAATATGCAAATGGGTTTTGTGACTTGCTTTCGTCAAACTGTAAGCCAATTTGTGCAAGTTGTAGGATTGCTTGCCCTCTCATTTCGTCATTGTATGTGTATCCACGTACATTGCCTCGTGTTGCATAGCGATCACACAACTTCATCCACATACGGGCTAGGTTATTTGTAGCTTTACCATGCTCTTTACTAAAGTAACCGTTCTCCATACCACCTATCCAGTGGCTTTTACCAACACATACTAAGTTATTGTTATCGTCAAATTTATAATGTTTAAAAGGAGGAAAGTTAAGTTTTGTTTTATGATCTGCAACGGTCTTAGGATTTTTCTTTCTTCCAGGCTCATCTGGAATATGATCAAATGTCATAATACGGAACACAAGGTCAGTTTTATCTATAGTTCGATAGTCTACTTCAAATTCTGCCATCTTTACCTTCTTGCCAAGCGATTTTGCTTCTTCATAAGCAGTTTGACCTTGTTTTTTTGCTTTGTTACGCTTTGCTTCTGCTATAGTTCTGATGTTTATTTTTTCTACTTCGGGCAATATTATGTCATACATTGCATATTCGGGCGATACATAGCTGCAAAATGTTGCTTTTGATTTGTGTATTTCAGCTAACATATCTTTGTTGTTTAAATAATTTACTTTTCTAGCCATTCAAAATGTTTTCCTTTTTTACATTATAATACACGCACTTATTTTTGTCAACTAAATACAATATAGGAGTCGATATGTCTAATACCCCGATACAATCAAAAGTTTATAACCAAAGTAGAAACTTAGTAATTACTAATCCTGCTGATATCACAAAACAGCGTAGATTAAACAATTTACCTAATGGTGCTGAACCACAAAGACGACTTGCACAAACTGCAACGTTTTTGCCTACAGATGATACACAGCCAGATTGGCGTGTAAAAATCAGTGTCCCCAGTTTGTCAACGTTTAGAACCAGCAGTGTGTTACAACCTTTGTCTGCAACTGGTTATAATGTTGTATTTCCGATTACTCCTACAATCAATTTAGTTACTAGTGCTATGTATAGTGAAATGCATCCAGTACATAGTAATTATCCCTTTCCGGCATATACTAATAGTCGTACTGAGGACATTGTTGTTGCAGGTAATTTTCCTGTGCAAACTCAAGAAGATGGATTATATTGGCTTGCAGCAGTGCATTTATTTAGAAGTTTGACAAAAATGTTCTATGGTGAAACCAGTGAAAAAGGTTCACCACCCCCTGTTGTTAAACTCAACGGGTATGGAAGTTATGTTTTAAATAATGTTCCTGTTGTAATTACACAATTTAGTTTTGATCTGCCTAACAATGTTGATTATCTACAGGTTGGAGCCGCAGGTATAACACCTGACAAGTACCAAATGGTTCCTACCAACAGTTTGTTTAGTGTAACTTGTAAGCCAGTATACAGCAGAGCAAAAGTTTCTACCTTTTCTATGGACGAATTTGTACGCGGCAATCTTGCTAATGAAGGATTTATTTAATGGCACAATATGGAAAAACCAGTCCTTGGGCTAATACTCCTTACAACGATACTGGAGAACTTGATATTTTACAAATACGTCCTGTACCTGCAGAAGATGATGATATTTTATATACTATTGAGCCACAATACACATACCGTCCTGATTTATTAGCATTTGACTTGTATGGTTCTAGTAAATTATGGTGGGTATTTTCACAACGTAACATAGATACATTGAAAGATCCGGTATTTGATTTTATTCCAGGCACACAAATATATTTGCCAAAGTCATCAGCTGTGAAAAAAGGTCTTAATTTATAATGGCAATAGAAACAAATAGTTTACATCAATTTGCAAGTTTCAACACTGTTTTTACTTTTAGTTGTTTAACTAGAGAAGAAATAGCAGTACCCAATGAAACTTATAGAAATTCAGGACCTGCAAATGTAATTTTTCAAAGTGGTGGTACTTACAATAACAAAGTAACAACTGCTTATGAAGATGCTATAGGTGGGAAACTAGAATATTATATTGATAATGTTTTGATAGAAGGTTTATGTGTTCCAAACACAAAATCACGTACCACAAATGCAAATTACATTGAATTCACAGTTACTGAACCTTATAGTATGGGATTGTTTTTACAAACTTGTCAATTAGCTGCAACTATGAGTGGCTATACAAATTACCAAAGAGCTCCATTTATGCTTAGTATGGAGTTTGTAGGTTATGATGATGACGGAGATATTATTGTTACAGAAAGCGGACAAAATTTACGTAGAGATGTACCTGTAAAAATTACAAATATTACATTTGAAGTAAATGAAGGTGGTACGGTTTACAGTGTTGAAGCAATGCCTTGGAACGAACAGGCATATTTAGATGATAAAACTGGTATACCAATTGATGTAAGTTTAAAAGGCAAAACAATTGAACAATGTTTGCAAAGTGGAGAACAAAGTCTTTGCACAATCATGAATGGTCACTTTGAAGAATTAAGACAACAAAATAAATTAGTAGAAGCAGATGAATTTATTGTTACTTTTCCTAAAGATATTTCCACAAAATTTAATCCTGCTCAAGTAGCATCTACAACAGATGTTGGCGCAACAACACAAAGCAGAGGAACTAGACGCAGAGGAGGCAGTGCAATTTTTGGCTTAGTAGCCGCAGGTATTGCCGGAGGTGTTGTAAGCAATCTAGCAAAAGGAAATAATTTTAGTACAAGTTTGTCTAATACTTTTGGAGGCATAGTAGGTGGTTTAGATAAAAGTTTAGGTGGTTTATTAGGCAATTTTAAATCAGGAAACACACAAGGTTTATTTGAAGCAGTTAGTGGATTTCTTGGAGCTCAAGCACCACAAAACTTTGAAAGTTTTCTAAGCATGGTTACAGGACAAGTTTTAACAAAAAGTAACATAGGACAAAACCTTGCAAGAATTGCACAAAATCCTGCTGATTTGAATAATTTAGGTAAAGCAAAAATTATTGAAGGTTTCGAAGAACAAGGTAAAGCACCTATGCCACAAACTGGACAAGTTTATGACAAGAAAAACAAAGTTTATACAAGAGCAAAAAACACTATAAGCAATGACGAAAGAGTTTTTGAATATCCTACAGGTACTAGTATGATTAAAGTCATTGAAGATGTAGTTTTAACCAGTGCTTGGGCTAAAGAACTTAAAGATAGAGCTCCTGATGAAAACGGTATGATACCTTGGTTTAGGATTGATGCCGAAACATATTTAAAAGCAAATGCTACACACGAAAATGTGTATGGCGAAGATGCTAAAGTTTTTCATTACAAAGTTGTAGAATACATGATGCATAGCAGTCATTTACAAAGACCGGCTGATCCAGGTTTAAATTATCAACAACTGCGTGAAAAAGCAAAAAAAGAATACAACTACATATACAGTGGAGAAAACACAGACATACTTAATTTTGATATAAGATTTAATGCTGCATTTTTTCAATTTTTACAAGCTGATTATGGACAAGGTAGTTTAGATGCTAAAACAGGTGGAATACAAAACAATGCTGTTTTACAAAAACCACAACAATTAACTATGAAAACCAATAATTCAGGTGCAAACAGTGCAACTGGATTACCTGCACAAAGTTATGTAATCAACACCAGCACACAAGGCAACGGTGGTTCTGGTATTGACAACAGTAAAATTAGATGGGCTAGAAATTTCCATGATAATATTCTAGGTTCAGGAAGTATGGATTTAGTAGAAGTTGATTTAGAAATCTTTGGAGATCCATATTTTATAGTAGACAGCGGTATGGGTAACTGGACAGATGCACCAGGAGATTTAAACAGCACTTCTACTGGACAAATTGATTATCAAAGAAGTGAATCAGATGTTTTGTTAAACTTTAGAACTCCTATAGATTATAATCCAGAAACTGGAGGTATGATATTTCCTGAAGACACTATACCTGTGCAACAATTTAGCGGATTATATCGTGTAACAAAAATAACAAATGAAATAAGAAGTGGACAATTTACGCAAACTTTGAAATTGTTGAGACGTAGAGGGCAACCAGAAGATACAAATACAACAGGAGATAATCCTGTAAAAGTTAGAGATAGTCAGCCAAATGAAAATATGGCAAGCCCATACACAACATAAGGATTTATAATGAGTAATAAAGTACAAACACCAGAACAAAAACGTTCAGCTGGTATTGTAGAGCCAGCAAAAAATCCTGGTCCTTTTATAGCTCGTGTTATCAAACACGCTGATCCTTATTATCTTGGTGGTTTAGAAGTTGAATTGTTAAAAACCACCGAAGCAGGAAATGCAGGCGAAACTCTAGGGCAAACTGCTATTGTGTATTATGCAAGTCCATTTTATGGCGTAACTGGTGCACAGCATTTAGGTAAAAATGACAGTTATTCAAACTCACAAAAAAGTTATGGTTGGTGGGCAGTACCACCAGATCCTGGTACACTTGTTCTTGTAACATTTGTTGAAGGCAGCAGAGAGTTTGGATATTGGTTTGCTTGTGTTCCTGAAAAAGGTATGACTTATATGTTGCCAGGTGGACAACCTGCAACAGAACAAACCAGTGGTAATATTCCTAGCGAACTGCGTGGTAAAAAATTACCAGTTGGTGAATACAACAAAAAAATTACTAAACCAAGTACAAACAATGTTGTAAAATACAAACGTCCTGTAAATGAAGATTTTATTACTCAGCTACAAGAACAAGGATTAATTGAGGACGATATAAGAGGTATTACAACCACAAGTGCGCAACGTGAATTTCCAAGCAGTGTATATGGTTTTAGTTCACCAGGTCCTGTTGATAAACGTGGCGGATCACCACAAGGCAGAGTAGGTGTAAAAGAAAGTAGAGCCACAGTTCATACCAGCAGATTAGGTAGTAGCAGTATTGTCATTGACGACGGAGACGATAAACTTTTACGCAAAGGATCGCCAGAAGATACACCATACGAATATGTTAACAAAGAAGCCAGTGAAAGTGGTGGCGATGTAACAATACCTGCAAACGAAATGATCCGTTTCCGCACACGTACAGGTGCGCAAATTATGATTAACACCAGCGAAGATTTGATATACATTAATAACAGTAAAGGCACAGCATGGATTGAAATGACCAGTAACGGCAAAATTGATGTTTATGCAAAAGACAGTATTAGTTTTCACACAGAGACAGATTTTAATTTTGTTGCAGATAGAGATATTAATTTCGAAGCTGGTAGAAATATTAATATGATTACTAACGATAATATTAATATGAGCTGTGCTTTAGATTATCATTTGGTTGTTGGTACTGATGGTTACATAAAATGTAAAAACAATTTAGAAACCTCTGTAACAAATGATATGAATACCACTGTTGGTGCAAACATAAATCAAAAAAGTGGCGGCAATACAAGAATAACTGCCGGCGGCACAAGTAATATAAAATCTAGTCATCATAAAGAAACAGCAAACCGTATTGATATGAACGGACCACCAGCAGAAGAAGCAGAAGAAGCAACTTTGCCTGTAAAAGCAAAATTTCCACAACGTGTTCCACAGCACGAACCTTGGCAAGGACACGAAAGTTGGAATCCGTTGGAAACTGCACCAGACAAAACTGAAGCAGTCGACACAGAAAGCCAAGATATACATATGGAAGAAAGACCAGTTCACACAGATAGAACTGCAATGAATGAACTTACACCGGAGGATGAATAATGGCAGATACGTGGGCAGTAAACAATGGGGCTGTAAGTTACGGACCACCTAGGAGAGGTAAAGTCAGTAGAGACAGACCTAATCAAGTAAATTCAAAAGTGCCTGCAGGTAAAGTGGCAACTGTTGGTTACGGTGCAGGTCAAGTTGATCCTAGACTGGCAAGGGCAGCCGCAGCAAAAGAAACTCCTCCAGTGGCAAATCCTGCTGCATATGTTGACGGCATAGGTTGGATGCAAAAAGGAAGACCTAGCACAGCAGAAGTTGCTTCACGCAAACAAACTGCTGCACAACCTAATACAAATGTAGTTACATATTCAGGAACAAATCCTGCAACAAATCCTGCTAAAGTTAGAACAAATATTATTGATGCATCTGGCAAAGAAGCAAACATACTTGTTGATAGTTTCTTACAAGGATTACAAGGTGGATTAAGCAGTATTTTAGGTTCTGCACTAACAGGGTTATTGGGCAAATTGCCTAGTACAATGCAAAATTTATTAAGTAGTACAGGTCTAACAGGTGCTTTAGGAAGTGTTTTTAGCGGTGCTATTGGAAATGCTTTGAATGGGTTAAGTAATGCACTTGGAAATGCGGTTAGTAAAATTGCAGGAGATTTAGGAGCAGCGATAAGTGGAATACCAGGAATAGGTCCTATATTTGATGGCTTTACAAAAAGTTTAGGTGCTTTTACAAATAACTTAAACGGAGCAATAAAAGGATTACCACCTGAGTTACAAAATGTACTCGCAAATGCTGCATTTAACGTTGGTGCAAATCTTGTAGGCCGTGTGTTAAACAAACCTAGAATTTCTTTAAGAGATTCAAAGCGTATTAGAAATAATTTAGGTTATGCGGAAAATCCTGTTGCATTAGCAAATAACTTAGCTAATTCTGCAGATGCATTGAATCGTAAAACATATGCTACAACCGGAGATAGAGCTTTTGCAGATGTAGCTAGTCAAGCAAAAAAAGTAGCAAAAAAGTTTGGTACTAAGTTAGTTAAGAAAAACAGTTTGTATTATGTTGACAACAATGTTTATGGCGATGCAGGAAATGTAAAACAAGTTGTAGATGGACAATTAAGAATTGTCGGACCTAATGTAAAACAATCGATTCCGCAAAGCAAAAGTGATTCACAAGATGTTCCGATTTGTCACACACATCCGGATTATATACGTGAACATAGTGAATATTACTCTCGAAACAGCGTCAACTTTATACCGTTCAATGATTTACAAACTTGCTTGATTACATTTAACAATGACTTTCCTGATCGAGAGCCAAGAACTGCTAACTAAAATTAAGGTAAATACGTTATGGCTACAAGTGAAAAACCTTTATATAAAAATGTTACAATTTCGTCACCTAATCAGGAACCACCTGTAACAACTAAACAGTACAGAGGTGTAAGTACTGTGGCTAATCCACGTGGATTTAATCTATATGATTTAGAAATTATCAAACAAGATATCATCAACCACTTTCATATTCGCAAAGGCGAGAAGTTAGAAAATCCAACTTTTGGTACAATTATTTGGGATATACTTTTTGAACCTTTTACTGAAGATTTAAAAGAACTAATAATACAAGATATTACAGATATTATCAATTATGATCCAAGGATTTCTGTAAATAATGTTACTGTAGATTCTTATGAAAGTGGCTTACAAGTAGATTGTTCTTTGACATATGTTCCTTACAGCATAAGCGAAACAATGCGTTTACGATTTGACCAAAACAATGGTTTAGTTTAATATGCGCAGTTTTTGACTTCAGGTAAATACACTATAAAGCGAGGAACGACATATGTCAACAACAGACAGGCAAAATAGACTTCTATTGGCTGAGGATTGGAAAACAATCTATCAGAGTTTCAAATATGCAGATTTCCAAAGTTATGACTTTGACAATCTACGTAGAACAATGATCACTTATATTAGGGAAAACTATCCCGAAGACTTTAACGATTATATCGAGTCTAGTGAATATCTTGCACTGATTGATTTGATTGCATTTTTAGGTCAAAACCTTGCTTTCCGTACAGACCTAAATGCAAGAGAAAATTATATTGAAACAGCAGAGCGTAGAGAAAGCATTCTCCGGTTAGCACGACTAATCAGTTATAATGCAAGCAGAAACACAGCAGCAAATGGATTACTTAAAATTGATAGTGTTAGCACAACTGAAGATGTATTTGATGCAAACAATAACAATTTAAGTGGACAAACTGTGCTGTGGAATGATGCAACCAACAGTGATTGGTATGAGCAGTTTATCAAAATATTAAATGCAGCATTACCTGCAAACTCACGTTTTGGCCGTCCTGTAAAAAAAGCAACAGTTGATGGTATTGTAACTGAACAATATAGATTTAATGGTACAAACACAGACGTACCTTTGTATTCATTTACAAAAACAATTGATAACAAAACTAGAAAATTTGAATTAGTTAGTGCAGGAATTGAAACTTCGGATAATACCATATACGAAGAAGAACCATTTCCTGGTAACAAACTTGCATTTTTATACAGAGATAATGGACAAGGTGCAGGCAGTTCTAACAGTGGATTTTTCTTCCATTTTAGACAAGGAACAATGAACAACAATGTGTTTAGTATTGCTAATCCAGTTCCAAATACAACTGTAAACATTGATACAGACAACGTAAACGAAACAGATGTTTGGCTTTATAAATTAGACTCAAACGGTGACGAACAAGACTTGTGGACAAAAGTAAGTAACCTTGAGGGTAATAACATTGTTTACAATAGTTTAGAAAAAGGCGTTAGAGATATTTACGGAGTTCTTAGCAAAGTTAATGATAGAATTGCTTTAATTTTCAGCGATGGCGTTTTTGGTAATTTACCTAAAGGTGCATTTAAAGTTTATTACAGAACAAGTGCAAACGAGCAATACAAAATTAATCCTAGTGACTTAATTGGTGTACAAATTCAAGTCCCTTATCTAAGTCGAAACGGAACTAATGAAACATTAAATTTAGTTTTAGATTTGACAACACCTGTATCTAATGCTGATGCAACTGAATCAAACGAAAGCATTCAAACAAATGCACCAAGCACATATTACACTCAAAACCGATTGATTACAGGCGAAGATTATAATATTGGTCCTCTAGGTGTTAGTCAGCAAATTATTAAAACAAAATCAGTAAACAGAACCAGCAGCGGTATAAGTCGTTATTATGATTTGCGTGATGCAACTGGAAAATACAGTAATACATTAATGTTTGGAGATGACGGCAGTGTATACACAGAAGATCTTGCGAAAAAATTTAGTTTTGATTTTACAACTAAAACAGATATCGAAGCAGTAATAAACACACAAGTCACAGAAATAATCAAACATACACAAACTAAAAATTTCTATTACAAATATTTTGACAGAAATGCCAGTGTTGCTGATTTGAATTTTGTATGGAATCCGACAACAAATGATACTAATCAAAGTTCGGGTATTTTCCAAGACCAATTCCAAATTCCTGTTGCAGTTAGTAGTTTTACAGCAAGCACAATGCGTTTTGTGGCACCAGGAAGTTTAGTAAAATTCACTGCTCCGATAGGGTCTTGTTTTGACAAAGACAATACTATCCAGGCAAGAACACCAAATACTTTAGGAGATAAATTATATATTTGGACAAAAGTTGTTAGTGTGTTCGAAAATGGCACTGTACAAGATATTGACAGTGATTTAGGTCCTATAATTTTAAATGACAATATTCCTGCTAATTCAATATTATCAGAAATTATTCCAGTGCTTAATACAACAATTGTTGCAGACTCATTATCACAAATGGTTGATCAAGTTTTTGCATATAAAACATTTGGATTAAGATATGATGTTGAAACAACAAATTGGAAAGTTATTACAAACAGTAATTTAGATACAGTAAATGATTTTAGTACAGCAAGAGCTGGAGATGCCACTGGCACTAATCAAGACAGTAGTTGGATATTCTTATTTGAAACTGACGGAGAAACATACACTGTTACCCACAGAGGTTTACGTTATGTATTTGAAAGTGATGAACAAATACGTTTTTACTTTGATGGCAATGATAGAATTTATGACAGTAAAACAGGTCAAATTATTGTAGATACAATTGAGGTTTTAAGTAATAATAATGCACCAGACAGTCTTACTAGTTTTACACAAAATTGGAAATGGCAAGTTATATCTGAATATAGATCAGATGCTGGTTATGTAGACAGTAAAAAATTAGAAGTAGGATTTGTAGACAGCGACAATGATGGTGTAATTGATGATCCTGATTTGTTTACTCAAATTGTTGCACCAGATAATTTGCCTGATACAAAATATATTTTCGCACAAAAAGTTATTCGTAATGATATTGAAACTTATGAATATGCATCAGCATCTGACAATAATATTTTAGTGTATCCAAATGAAGGAGCATTAGGTCCTTACAGTGGATATGGTAGTAGTGCAAAATTCTATATTACCAGTAAAGATGTTTTCAAAGTAATCAACAGTGCAGGCACTGGTTTAGAATTGAATATAGATTGGAAAGCATATAAAGGTAGAGATAAATTAAGATTTAATTATAAACACGCTGCTGCCGAAAACCGCAGAATAGATCCAAGCAGTAGTAATATTATTGATTTGTATTTGTTAACAAAAACCTATGATACTGAATACAGAAAATTCTTAAAAGGTGATGTTACGGAACAACCATTGCCTCCTAGCAGCGATGCACTATATTTAAATTTTGGACAAGATATTAAAAAAATTAAAAGTATATCAGATGAGTTGATTTATCATCCTGTGAAATATAAACCATTGTTTGGCAGTATAGCTGATGCGGATTTACAAGCTACGATAAAAATTGTTAAAAACAGCGGTAGAGTTGTAAACGATAATGATATTAAATCAAGAGTAATTGACAGTATAAACGAATATTTTGCACTAGAAAATTGGGACTTTGGAGAAACTTTTTATTTTAGTGAATTAGCTGCATATGTTATGAAACAAGTATCACCTGATGTTGCAAGTATTGTGCTCGTGCCAAAAAGTGACACACAAGTATTTGGCAGTTTGTATGAAATTGTGTGTGAGAACGATGAAATTTTTGTTAACGCTGCAAGTGTTGCAGATGTTGAAGTTATAGATAGTATTACTGCTGCTAGACTTAAAGCAACAGGTACTGTTGTTACTAGTGATGAGGTTTTGAATACTGGAATTCAAAGTTCAGTAACAAATACATATATTATTACCGAAGGAAATAATTAATAATGTCTTATGATAAAAATCAAAACGAGTACCCTGTTCCAAGTCGTGATGACAGTAAAAGAACAAATGCTGCATTGTTACCAAGATTTTTTCGTACAGATGCAAATAAAAAGTTTATAGGCAGTACATTAGATCAGCTTACATCACCTGGTGTTGTTGAAAAAATAAATGGATTTGTTGGAAGCAGAGAAGCAAAAGCTACAACAACAAATGATTCTTATGTTGAAGACGTATCAAAACATAGACAAGATTATCAACTAGAACCATATACAATTATTGAAGATACATTAGGTAATGTAGAATTTGATGCAGATTATTTAGATTTGCTAGGACAAATTTCTGCTTTCGGAGGCGACACAAGCAATCATGATAAAATGTTTGCGCAAGAATTTTATGCTTGGAATCCGCATATTGATTTTGACAAGTTCACAAACTTCCGTGAATATTATTGGTTACCAAATGGACCACAAGAAGTTCCTGTAAGAGGAACAGGTATTGACGTTGTAAGCACATTAAAAGTCAGACTTGAATATGACGGCGGGGATGCAGCATTTGTATTCACACCCGATGGTGTAACACGAAACAAAGTTTTAACACTGTACAGGGGTCAAACTTATAGATTTGAAGTAGATACTCCAGGCCATCCTTTTGGTATTGCTTTAAGCAGATTAAAAAATGTTCCTTATGCCGACAGCACACAGTATGTAGAAAACCTTTATTTACAAGGTGTAACAATCACAGGCGAGTATGATGATACAGTGGTTGATAGAACCGATTTAGTAGAAACTGGTTTTATTACAAAAGGTGTGTTAGAATTTACTATACCAGGAAATGCACCTAACAATTTATATTATATTAGCCAGAATGATATTAATGTAAGCGGTAATATAAATGTTTTTGACATTGAAGAATCTACAGCAATCAATGTAGAAGATGAAATTATTGGTAAAAAAACTTATAGAACAGCAGACGGTTGGGACTTTACCAACGGAATGAAAATTTATTTTCAAGGAAACGTTACACCAGAATCTTATGCTGAAGGATTGTATTACATTGAAGGTGTAGGAGATTCAATCGAACTTGTTGCAGTTAAAGATTTGCAAGTTCCTGCAATTTTTACACAAGATACACAAGTACCATTTGATATTAATCCCTTTGATAGAGTACCATTTGGAGATGCAAAAAGTTTTGCAGGCACAAAAGATTATGTTTGTATCAATCGTAGAGATAAAAGCAAAAACCCTTGGAGTAGATATAACCGTTGGACACATAAAAGTGTAATCGAAAAGAGTGCAGAAATAAACAATCAGCCAATTGAAATTTTTGAAGATTTACGAGCTCGTAGACCTATTATTGAATTTGAACCAGATCTAAAATTATTCAATCATGGTAACAAAGCAAAAGCAGCAGTTGATTTGATTGATACAACAACAGCAGATGTATTCAGTACAATCGAAGGTAGTGTTGGTTATAACGTTGATGGCGCTGATTTAGCAAATGGTATGCGTATATTGTTTACTGGAGATCCTGATCAACTTGTTAATGGTAAAATATTTCAAGTTAATTTTATAGAACATAACAATAACACTCAAATAAGTTTAACAGAAACAAGCGACACTACACCTTATGAAAATGAAACTGTTTTAATTTTAGATGGTGTTGATAATGCCGGACGTATGTTTTATTATAAAAATAACGCTTGGTATAGATCACAAGATAAAGTTGGTGTAAACCAAGCACCTTTGTTTGATCTTTTTGATAAAGATGGAAACAGTTTAGGAGATGAATCTGTTTATGATAGTACAGAATTTGTAGGAAACAGAATATTTAATTATCGTGTAGGCGAAGGTACTAAAGATACAGAATTAGGATTTCCTTTAACTTATAAGAATTTTGTAAACATAGGTGACATTGTTTTTGATTTTCCACTTTTGAGTAAATCTTATAATTATAAAGTAGACAATGATTTTGTTGCAGTGCCAAGTGATACACTGTTTTTACAAAAATTTAAAAATGAAAAAATAACATATGAAAATGCTTGGCAAAAAGCAGAAGGAAAATCAAAGCAATACGTTGTAAGAAAATTTACAGGCGAAGAATATATTAATAATTTTCCTATTGATGTATTTGACAACAGCGGAACATTATCTGATTTAGATATAAAAGTTTATGTAAACAGCATCTATAAAACTGAAGGTATTGATTATAATTTAGTTACAGTCAACAATATTAAAAGAGTCGTGTTTGTTAATGCATTGAATTTTACCGATGTAGTTGTAATAAAATCTTATAGTGGTGCAACTAAAAATGCAAATGGTTATTATGAAATTCCTTATAACTTTGAACGCAATCCACTTAATGACAACATCACTGATTTTACACTTGGTGAAGTTAATGACCACGTAGAAGGGTTAGTAGGAGAAGTAAAAGGTTACCAAGGTTTACAACCTGGAAGTAGTAACTTACGTGATTTGGGTCCTGTTTATAGTTTTGGAAGAAAATTTATCCAACATAGTGGACCGATAAATTTAGCACTTTACCATTTGGCATCTAAAAATGCAAACATTGTAAAATCTATTAGATATGCTTCAAATGAATATCAAAAGTTCAAAAGGCAATTTATACAAACAGCTACTGATAATGCACCAACTGGCACTGTAAAAGAACAAGTAGATTTTATTTTCAACACAATAAATGCTGATAAAAACACATCTAGTCCTTTCTATAGCACAGATATGGCAGGCACAGGCGGAAGTGTTAAAATAGAATACGAGGTTTTAGATGATAGATTAAAAGTTTATGCGTTAAGTTCTGTGTTTTCTAAAAATATTATTAGTAATTTAACAGTGTATGTTTACATAAACGATCAGCAACTTACACATGATTATGATTATACCTTTACAGATACAGGGTTTGTAGAAATTAAAAAAGATTTTGCTATTGGGGATATAATTAAGATTTACGAATATGCAAATACTGAAGGTAGTTTTATTCCTCCAACACCTACAAAAATTGGTTTATTTCCAGCATATCGTCCAGAAAAATTTCTTGACACAACATATCAAGTAAGATATGATGCCAATGGCAATGAATTACCAAACACAGGTCCGTTAAATGTTATTAGGGGACACGATGGTAGTATTATGGTTGCCTTTGATGATTATAGAGATGACTTAATATTAGAATTTGAAAAAAGAATTTACAACAATATTAAAATTACATACAACGAAGATATTTTTGACATCAATGATATTGTAGGTGGCTTTAGTAGAAATACTGGAGTATCTAAACAAAGCATAGATAATATTATTATTACAGATTTTGTAAAATGGTTAGATGTTGCAAAAGTAGCAGATTATACAGATAATTCTTTTAACAGATTAGGAAATACATTTACCTACAATTATAGTAGAAGTACAAATCTAAAAAATGAAAAATTACCAGGATTTTGGAGAGGTGTATATATTCAAGCATTTGATACCGACAGACCTCATACACATCCTTGGGAAATGTTAGGTTTTGGTTCAGAGCCTTTATGGTGGACTGATGTTTATGGTCCTGCTCCTTATACAAGCAACAATCTTATTTTATGGAATGATTTACAAAACGGTATAGTAAGAGAACCAGGACAACCTGTAAAGGTAAGATCAAAATACGTAAGATCAAATTTATTAAAACATATTCCTGTAAACGAAAATGGGCAACTACTTTCTCCTTTGGAAAGTGGATATGCTCAAAACTTCAGTTTTGCACCACAAAAAAGTATAGCATTTAAATTCGGAGATCATGCGCCAGAAGAAACTGCTTGGAGAAGAAGTAGTGATTATCCTTTTGCATTATTAGTAGCAATGGTTCTATTACGTCCTGCTCATACAATTGGTATAGGCTTTGATAGATCAAGAATTTCAAGAGATATAAGTGGTAATTTAGTTTATACAGATACTAACAAACGTATAAATCTTTCAAACCTTGTGTTTCCAGGAGTAGATTCAGTAATTTCTGGAGGATTAGTACAGTACATTCGATTCTATGTAGGATTAAACACTGAGTTTACATATGACAAATATATTTCGGACGTTAAAAATATTCAAAACAAAATTGGATTTAAATTAGCAGGATATGCAAATAAAGAAAAATTAAAATTAGTTTTAGATAGTAAAACTCCATTAAGCCAAGGAAATGTATTTGTACCTTTTGAAAATTATAATTTAACTTTTAGAAGTTCATCTCCTCAAGAGATTGTGACATATAGTGGTGTCATTGTAGAAAAAACATCTAAAGGTTTTAAAATTAATGGATATGATAAATCACAGCCTTTCTTTTATTATAACAAGTCTATAGAAACAGCCAGTGATCCTAGCGTAAATGTTGGTGGCATAAGTGAAAGTTTTGCTACTTGGAGCGAAAATCAAACTTACATTGCTGGCAAAATTATAAAGTACAATGAAGTATATTACAGAGTAAATGTAAATCATACATCCGAAAATACATTTGATGATACAAAATATACAAGATTACCCCAACTACCTCAAGTAGGTGGAGTAAATGCAACATTTAGGAAAAAGTTTGATACCAATACTTATGTTTTAAACTATGGAACTATTTTACCTGAAATACAAGATGTTGTAGATTTTTTATTAGGATATCAAACTTACTTAATTGAATTAGGATTTAGTTTTGATTATTTTAATAATGCTACTAATGCGGTTGAAAATTGGTCACTTGCTGCTAAAGAATTTTTGTTCTGGTCAACGCAAAATTGGGCAACAAGTAGTATTATCACTCTAAGCCCAGCTGCAAATAATATACAGTTTACAAGAGAATATTATTCTGTTGATAATGTTTTTAATAGTTTTTACAACTATCCTATACTTGATCAAAATGGAAATAAATTAAATAGTGGCTTGTTTAATGTATATAGAGATAATAACAATGGTTTCCAAATAAGTTCAGAAGACAATGGAATTTTCCTAATTAAATTACCATTGATACAAAAAGAACACACTATATTTGTAGACAATACAACTATTTTTAATGATACAATTTATAGTCCTAGTACGGGTTATAGGCAAGAAAGATTAAAAGTAGTAGGTTATAGAACAGATGAATGGAATGGTGGATTAAATATTCCCGGATTTATTTACGATGATGCTAAAGTATCAGAATGGGAATCATATAAAGATTACACAATTGGCGAGCTTGTAAAATTTAAAGAATTTTATTACGCTGCAAATATTACACATACTGGTGTACAAGACTTTGATAATAATTTGTGGACATTGTTACCAGAAAAACCAAATAATGAATTAAAACCTAATTGGGATTATAGAGCAAATCAATTTGCTGATTTTTATGATTTAGATACAGATAATTTTGATGCGGAACAACAACGTCTAGCACAGCATTTAATTGGTTATCAAAAAAGAAATTACCTATCTAATATCATACAGGATGATGTAAGTCAATATAAATTTTATCAAGGCTTTATCCAAGACAAAGGAACATCAAACAGTGTTACTAAACTGTTTGACAAACTAGGCAGTGCTAATCAAGATAGCATTGAACTTTATGAAGAATGGGCATTACGTGTTGGACAATACGGTGCAGTAAAAAGTTTTGATGAAGTTGAATTCCAACTAGATGAAAAGCAATTTAGAATAGAACCACAGTTAATAGAATTAGTAAATCAAGTTGATAGCACAAAAACTGATTTAGTCTATCAATATAAAAAAGCAGATGTTTTAATCGCTCCCGACAATTATGATACAGGTTTATTTTTACCTACATTAGAAGCTGTAACTGAGTATACAAAAACAGGCGGGTATGTAAAATTAGACCAAATTAATTTTATTACAAAAACATATGAAGACATTTTATCTTTAGAGCTACAATCTGTAGATGTAGGATCATATATTTGGGTTCCTAAAAGCGGAACAAGTTGGAATGTATATAAACACGTAATTGCTCCAATAAGTGTTACACTTGTTGAAAAAACAGATCTAGGTTTCAAAATATATTTTAATAAACCTATAACTTTTGCAGAAAATTCTATTATAGGTGTTAACAACATTGATGATGAAGTAAATGGTTTCTGGCTTGTAACAAATATTCAACCAAACACTATAAGTGGTGAAGATTCTACAGTTATAATGCCTAATATTGAAATTGAAACAGATACACCAATAAGCACAGATTTTATCAATATAGAAGATAGTACACTTGGTATTGTAACTGAATTTAATTCTCGTAGAGTAAATGAACTTGTAGACATTAATGCAATCCTAAAAACTTACGATTTAGATAATGATAGAATGTGGGTTGATGATATTTGTAATGGTGTTAGTGGAGTATACGATAATGCTCCTATTAGAAAAAAAATACAAACTATTACTGCACCCGAAGAAAGCAGTTACAAATACGGACGTAGTGTATCTGCAAGTTACAATAACACAATAATGGCCGTAGGTGCTCCTGATTTAGGATACGGAAGAGTTTACATTTATACAAGAAGTAGCGAAGCATTAGATTTTAAATTATCGCAAACATTAGATGCTATCACAACTTATCATGATGACGGAGAATTTGGATCTAGTGTAGATATTTCTGCAGACGGACAATATCTATATGTTGGCGCACCTACAGCAACTAATGTTAAGAGTAGATACTTGGGTGAGTTAGATCCTTTAGACGCATATGTTGCAGGTGATATTGTAAGTAGCAAAGGTGTACTTTGGCAAGCTCTAAGAGATGTAACAGTTGAAAGTAGTACAATAGACTTAGATAGCCAAGATTGGCAAAAAGTAGAAATTATAAAAGCAGATGCAGCAGCATTACCGAGCAAGTATACAAATCAAGGTGTTGTTTACATTTATAAAAAACTTGTTGATAATAACTTTGAATTAGTTGACATTATATTGAGCAGTGCTCCTGGTACAGATGAAAAATTTGGACTCGGTGTAAAAGTTGTGTCTCCTAATGATTTTGATTATCATTTGTATATTAGAAGTTTAGCTGATAATGGTAGAGTATATATCATTACAAACCAAGTAGATAATGATGTTGAATCTTACAGATATAATATTGATGAAAGTTATAGAGGTGAATGGAACACTGTAAGAAAATATATTGAAAATGAAATTGTGTATTACTTAGGTAGTTTGTATCAAGCTAATACACTTGTACCGGCAGGTAATCCCTTTGATTCAAATTTATGGAATCAGCTTGATACTTATGTTGATTATACTGGTTATGTAACATCTGATCTCGACGAAGCAACAGATTTATATAATGAAGATAGTAGTGGTTTTGGATTAGCAAGTGATGTTGGTATCACATATGATATAAGTGAAAATGGTGAAGTGTTAGCATTATCAGGCGTTTTATCTGGTAGTGAATATCGTGTTGCTATATATAGAAAACAAAACAACAGATATGTTTTTGACCAAAATATTGATTCTCCAGTTGACAACGAATTTTTTGGATATAGTATTTCATTAAACAGCAACGGATCTAGATTAGCAATTGGTGCTCCTAATTCAGATGCTGCCGGAATACTTAATGGTAAAGTATACCTATACAAATTACAAAACAGTCAATTTGCATTAGACCAAGAATTATATTCACCTGATGGAGAAAAGAACAACAGATTTGGAGTATATGTTGATTTAGAAGATACACGTCTAGCAGTTACAAGCGAACGTGGTGATACTCAATTTGAAACAACATTTGATTCATACAGCGAATTATTGCCTGGAGCAATCACTTCACTTGGCAGTAGATATGTTAAAGACGACACATCTACACCATTAGAAACTCCTACAACTTTTGACAATTCTACTACACAAATAATTGACGCAGTAAAAGACAATTCGCAAGTATATTTGTATGAAGTTTTGAACGAAACAAAAGACGGAATGATCTATGCTGAAAAATTATTTACAAGTACAGATGTGACACAGGCAAATAGAGCATATGGATATTTGAATAGAAACCACCTGTATATGGTTGCGCCATCTCAACCACTAGATGTTATTTTAGGAGATAGTACTAACAATGTTGGAGTCATACAAGATTTTAGAACTAACATAGGTGCAACAGCTTGGACACTTACTGCCGAAGTTGATAGATATGTCAATCTAGCAAAAGTTAAAGGTGTGTGGTTATACGACAAAACAACAAAAGATTTAATTACATATTTAGATTTTATTGATCCGATTCAAGGACGTATTGCTGGACCAGCAGAGCAAGAAATATCTTACAAATTATATTATGATCCTGCTGTTTATAACACTGGATCGACAAATACAGGATCTGCTGATTTATGGGGCAAAGAACACGTTGGAAAGCTATGGTGGAATATAGATACTGTAAAATGGTATACACCATATCAAGGAGATATACAATATAAATCCAACTATTGGAATCAAATAGTGCCAGGGTTTGATATTGACGTATACGAATGGGTAGAAAGTGAATATCTACCCAGCGAATGGGACAGTATAGCAGATACAACCGAAGGTTTAGCAGATGGTATAAGTGGTTTAAGTTTATACGGCGATGATACATATACAATTACAAACACATATGATGCAATAACAGGTATTGCAGTGCCTAGATATTACTTCTGGGTCAAAGGAAAGACTACTGTTCCAAACACTTATGGCAGAAATATTAGCGCAAATAATGTAGAAAATTTAATTAAAGATCCTGCAGGACAAGGATACAGATATATTAATCTTTTTGACAGTCAAACATTTGCGTTACACAATGTTAAAAATTTAATCAAAGATAAAAATACAGTTTTACATATTGATTATTCAGTTTCTGATAATGAAGAAAATAACATACATAGCGAATACCAATTGTTAACAGAAGGTTTAGCAAGTAGCAAACCTAATACAGACATTGTTGACAAATGGGTAGATAGTCTTGTTGGATACAATGAACAAAATATTCAATTGCCAGATACTAGAGTAAGTATTGCTAGACGTTTTGGTATTTTAAATGAACCAAACCAAAGTATGTTTGTAAACCGTAAAGAAGCACTCAAACAGATTGTTGAGCGTGTAAATGGTGTTTTGAAAGGTTATGTAGTTGTTGATGAGTTTGATATATCACCATTGCAACAAATTGATCCTGCTCCGAGCAAATATAGTCATTTATGGGATACAGAAATAGAAAGTGAAAATTTATTACGTTTTATTGGTACTGCAAAAATTGAACAGGCTGTTCTTACACCGATTATTGAAGACGGTACGATAACTGAAGTACAAATTACAAATGCAGGGCGTGGCTATATTGACAGTAATTATACCAGCGGTGCAACAAGAGATGGCCCAACTGTAACAATTGAAGGCACAGGTTATGGTGCAGAAATTAAAACATACATAAACAACTTAGGACAAGTTACAAGTGTTGAAATCTTAAATGGTGGTAAAAATTATTTAGATAACACAACATTGATTGTACGTCCATTTAGTGTACTTGTTAAAAACGATTCTAGCATAGGTGGTTTCTGGGCAATCTACAACTGGATTGCAAGTACAGGCGAGTGGTTTAGAAATCAAATACAAGATTACGACACTACACTTTATTGGAACTATGAAGATTGGTATGCACAAGGATATAATGCAGAAACAGCAATAAACTTTATTATTCCAGGTGCATATGAATTAGAAAGTTTAGATGACATAATTGGTAGTGTTATTAAAATTGAAACCATAGGCACAGGCGGCTGGTTGTTGTTAGAAAAGATTGACAATCAATCAAATGTTGATTATACTGTAAATTATAAAACTATTGGTAGACAAAATGGTACAATTCAATTTACAACAACATTGTATCAAAACGAATCTGTAGGTTATGATAAGCAAATTTATGACACAAGTTTCTATGATAGAGAACCTACACAAGAAACACGTATTATTTTAAATACGATTCAAAATAATTTGTTTGTAGATCAATTAGAAGTTGAATGGAACAAATTATTCTTCAGTAGTGTAAGATATGCTATTAGTGAACAAATTGATGTAGACTGGATATTCAAATCTAGTTTTGTAACCGCAAAACACAATGTAGGTGAACTTGCGCAAAAAATCACATATCAAAATGATAACTTACCAAATTATCAGGAGTATATCAGTGAGGTAAAACCTTATAGTACAAAGATTAGAGAATATGTAAGTGCTTATGAAAAGATTGAACCAACACAAACCAACGTCACTGATTTTGATTTGCCTCCAAGTTATGATCCTGTGGTAGGAAAGGTTGTACCTGAAGCAATTAAATTTATAAACAATAATTTTGAAAATGTAGACAGCGAAGTTTTAGAATATCCAAAACGTAATTGGTATGATAATGTAGGATTTGAAATCAAAGAATTTGTGATTTACAGTGGCGGAAGCGGATATGTAAACACTGCGAATATCACAGTCGAAGGAGGCGGTGGTCCAACACTTGAAGGTTTTGCTTATCTAAGTGGTGACAGCATTGGTTATATTGAAGTAGATACTGTTGGTGCAAAATATTTCAATACACCTACAGTTACTATTAATGGTGGATTAAATGAAGATGGCGAAGAGGCTATTGTTTATGCTGTTATAGGCAATAACTTAGTGCGTAACACACATATGTTAATGAAATTTGATAGAGTTTCAGGCAATTACTTGTTCACAACTTTAGACGAAACAGAAACATTTGTTGGCAATGGTGGCTTAACAGAATTTAATTTGAAGTGGCCTTTGAGTACTCGTAGTGCAGATATTTCAATTACTGTAGGAGGCGTAGACCAACTAATAAGTGATTTTACAATATCAAACGAATTAGATAAAACAAGAAGTTATGAAAGATACACAGGAAGAATAACTTTTACTAATGCACCTGCAAATAATGCAGAAGTAATTATTAATTATAAAAAATCAACTGACTTGTTGACAGCAGCGGATAGAATTAATTTCTTCTACAATCCAACAACCGGAATGCCAGGTAAAGAATTATCTCAGTTAATGGACGGAGTTGATTATGGTGGAGTTCAAGTTGATAGCATTGGATTTGGAGAAAGTCTAGGTTGGGACTTACAAGGATTTGGCATTGATTTTGATACCTATGATATAAACAATGAAGATGAAATAATTGTTTTAGACGGAAGTACACAAATAGTTAATTTGTCTAAAGTATTAGAATCGGGTGTCACATACAATGTTTATTTAAACAATGTGCGTATTGATGATCCTGCATATCCTGCTACAGGAACTAATCCTAATGCAAAAATGGTATCACCACAAGGTGACGATATTTCATTAACTATATTCTTAGATAGCGATGTGATTACTACAAAAGCTGATGATGTAATTGTTGTGAGAAAATCAACCAGCGACGGTAGCTTTACACCTGAAAGCACAGCATTTGACGTTAGTTTACAAGGTGGAGGATTTCAGTATACCACAGCAACAGGTATAGATCCTGGTGATATTGTTGTGGATGGAGATGGATTTGTTACACCAACTACTAGTAAAGGCCCTGAAGAACAAGTACCTGGCCAAGTTTTAGATGCAGTTGATATTCAAGTTTACAGTCGTGTTAGCGAAGGACAAGGTATTATTTCTACAAGAAGTTATCTTACAGATGGCACAACAATAGAATGGGAATTTGACGCATTTCCGCAGACAGAAAATACTGTGGTTGTAACAGTCGAAGGTGAAGTTATAGACAATGCTGATTTAAAACTAGATTTTGAAACTAGACTTCTAAGTTTAGCAGATAGTTCTGCAATCGCTGCAAACAAAAATTTAACAATTGTAAGCATTGGAACCAACGGAGTCAATATTTTAGATAGTGATAATATTATTGCAGATGGGACAAATACATATTACGAATTGCCCATACGTTTTACAGAAGAACAAAGTACTTTTGTTACTGTGAATGGAGTCAAACAAGAACCTGCTACACAATACGGATATGATACTAATGCTGATGGATTTGGTACTTTAGAATTTCCTACCGTTTTAGATGAAGGCACTGTAATTGGATACACTGTGTATAGTGAAAAACTAAATCAGTTTAGTGAAATGGTTATCGATAAAACCATGGTTACTGATGGGTTAAACATTACACACAGATTTACAAACGATGTTGCTGTACCTTCTTTGAAAAAACCATATGCAAGCAATGTATTAGTACAGCGTGAAAAAGGGTCAAAGTTTTTACATCCGGGATACAGAATTGGTTATACTACAACTATAGCGAGACAGTATGACATTCAAGCCTGGCAATTTGAAGATACTACTGCAATTGACAGTAAAGATGTTATTGTTTATTTAGATGAAGTTTTATTATCAGACGAAGAATGGAATTATGATCCTCTAAATGGCAGGGTTGAAATTTTGTCAAACAATGTTGCACTTCCTGGTGCAAAATTAGAAATTTTTATTATAAGAGATGCAGAGTATTTCTTCTTTAACACACAAGTTGTAATTGAAAATGGTTCTGCACTTGACGACTTAGTAAGAGACCAAGATGTGTCATTTAGATTAACAGACGATAGCACAATAGTTAATGCAAGAGTAGAAAGTTTTACTCGTGATGGTGATAATATGACTATTGAACTACAAGGATATGTTAGAGACTTGTTTGAATTAAAAAGCACTGATGATACTCCTGCAATGGTTGCAAATGATGAAAGCACAGCAGATTTAAAATTACTAGATGTAACACTGGTTGAGACAGATAATTTAGTCTTAAAAGAAGCACCAGATGCTTGGGAAACAGTTAGTGTGTATACGTTTAGCAATCATGACATTAATGAGTTTGAAAGAAACAGTTATGATGTTGTATGGAATACAAATCAAGCACCTGTTGGTTCTCAAGAATACATTGATAAAAACTTATTGAGTAAAGGTTTTGTTAAATTACAAAAACCAGCACTGAGTGCAAATTATGTTTGGGTATTTGTAAACGGAGAAATCCAAGTTCCACAAAAAGATTATAAAATATCTACTGCAAAAGACGGTGTACAACTTTATAAAAAAGTACTACCAAATGATAAAATCGATGTGTTACAATTTGCTGCACAGACAAGTAAACCAAAATTTGGATTTAGAATATTCAAAGATATGTTGAATAGATATCATTATAAGAGATTAAACAATCAAAACGAATATGAATTGCAACAACCTTTGAATTATTATGATCAAGTTATTCAATTAAAAGACTCAACTGGTATACAATCACCTAATAAAGCATTAGGTACACCAGGTGTTGTATGGATAGATAAAGAACGTATTGAATATTACACATTGGATGGCAATTTGTTAAGACAGGTACGTAGAGGTACACTAGGCACTGGTGTAAAATCTACTTATGAAGTAGGCACAAAAGTTACAGGCCAAGGCATTGAAGAAAATATTCCATACAAAGATGAAGTTATAAAAACAACATTTATTGGTGATAGTAGTAGTAAACAATTTATACTTGATTTCACACCAAGCAGTATTGATGAAATTGATGTATTCTTAGCAGGTACTAGATTACGTAAAGATAATATAGTAGAGTTTGACCACACAATAGATCAAGATTCACCAGAAGCAGATGTTACTCGTGCTCCAGAAGTTACAATGGAAACAATTGTGTGGGGAGATAGCACTGTAACTGCATTATATTTGGCAGATTATATTGATCCACCTGCAAATGGAACCATAATTGAAGTAATTAGAAAAACAGGAAAAACTTGGACAGATCCAGGAAAAAGTATAGCAGACAGTGAAAATCAAATTGCTAAATTTATAACAGACAAAACAATATCGCTACCCCGATAAATACAATATAGGAACGGAATGAAAATATGATTAATGAACAAAGTGGCGTACACATAGAAGGACATATTAAAATACATAATCCAGATTCTGGACACGTATTTGTAAACAAGCGTAATGCTATTCATTATGAAAATATGAGTATCAGTCTTGCTGAAAGTTTAGGTAATGCCGGAGAAGGTTTTATCTATGAAATGGCGTTTGGCAACGGTGGTACTAGTGTTGATCCAACTGGTATTATTACATACTTAACACCAAACAGCACTGGTACTAATGCCAGCCTTTACAATCAAACATATCAAAAAGTAGTCGACGACCGTTCCGTAAATAATGTCGATCCACAAAGAAATAAAATCGAAACACGTCATGTGACAGGTACAAATTATACTGATATTGTTGTAAGTGCATTGCTAGATTATGGTGAACCAGATGGACAAGATGCATTTGATACAGCAGCAGATACTGAAGCGCAATTTGTTTTTGATGAACTAGGATTAGTTGGATATTCTCCTAGTGGAAGTGGCAGACTTTTGACACACGTGATTTTCCATCCTGTGCAAAAATCGTTAAACAGACTTATACAAATTGATTACACGGTTAGAGTACAAAGTTTAAGTGGAGGTAATACTTAATGTCATATCAAGTTCCTTTCACAGATCAAGCAAACAAAGGTGAAATCACAGTAGAAGAAAGTAGTTTTAACAACGATACAAGTTTGAGCTTACCTGGTAGGCTTATAACTGATTATGGTTTAGCAGTAAATACAAACTTCTTACAATTGTTAGAAAACTTTGCTAATGCTAGTCCTCCTACTAATCCAGTTGAAGGACAACTTTGGTACGACACTACACAAGAAATAGATCAGCTTAAAATATATGATGGCACAAACTGGGTTGCTGCAGGTGGGCTTAAAAAAGGCGCTTTCGAACCAGAAGTAGCAAATAGTGTCAAAGGAGACTTGTGGGTAAACACGAGTACAAGTCAACTTTATTTATATACCGGAAGCGGTTGGTTATTAGTAGGCCCAAATTATGTTGATGAAAATAAAACTGGAGCACTTGTAGAAGAAATAGAATCAACAGAATCGGGTAATCCTAAGCGTCCTGTAATTATTAATTATATAGAAAATATTCCAGTTACTATATACACAAGAGTTGAGTTCTCTCCAAGAACTCCTTTTGCTGGATATAGTGCTACAACACCATTAAAAGTAGGTGTAAATTTCAACAAAAGTTTAACAACTGCTAAATTTAATGGCACTGCTGATCTAGCAGCAAATTTACTTATCAACGGCGCATCTATACCAACAACCACAGTAATGCGTAACAATATCGTAAACCAAGTATCTGAAAAAATTCAAGTAAAAAACAATGATGGTATTGAAGTTGGTACTGCAAAAACATTAAGTTTATTAGTTGAGGGTAATAATAGTATTGTTGAAAACAGTATACCCGGTGCACCTATTGATTTGCGTATTAACAACAACGGAACACTTGCTGTTCCTTTACGTATTAAAAGTAACACTAATGTAGGCGTTAACAATCTTAATCCTACTGAAAGTTTAGATGTAATTGGTAATATAAAAACTGATAGTAATATCAGTGTTACAGGAGATACAGAAAGCAACAATCCTACAACAGGTTCTATTACAACACTTGGTGGTGTAGGAATAACAAAAAATTTAAACGTTGGTGGCAATGCTACTATTGATGGTAATATTACACTTGCAAACTTAATTCCTGATTCTGCAAATGTTAGAAATATTGGTAGCAGTGTATTACCTTTTGACACATTATATGCAAATAGAATAACAGGTAATTTGACAGGTAACGTTACAGGTAATGTAAGCGGCACAGCTGGAAGTACAGGCAAACTAAACAGCACAACAACATTTGGTATGACTGGACAAATAACAGGCAGCAGTTTTGTATTTGATGGTCAAACAGGTGGTAGCACAAAAACATTTTCAACACAAGCCGCACCAGCAATTATTAGCGATCAAACATTAGCAACAACTGTTGATCAAACAAACGATACTTTGTTGATTTATAACAATGCATCTGGTATATTGGAAAAGGCAACACCAAGTCAATTATTTGGTAGTTTTGATACTATGCCAGTTGGCACAATTATTATGTATGGTGGAATAACAGCACCCGCTAATTGGTTATTGTGTGACGGCAGCTTCTACCCTATTGATACAACTTACGGTAATTTAAAAACAGCATTAGGATATGATCCTACTAATTCAGCAACTTGGTATTATGGTAGTCCAACAGATAGAGGTGCACCTGATAACAACAACTATTTTAGAGTTCCAGATTTAAGAGGACGTTTCCCTACAATGGCAACTGGTATAGGAAGCGGATCGTTACCATCTAATGCTATTTCAAGTGGTGTGTCAGGTATAGGCGATGCTGCTGGTAATGAAGAAATTACAGTAATGCAAGAAAACTTGCCAGAACACAAACACGATCTAAATGATGGCGATGATAACCAATATTATGCTACATCTACAGCAACTTATAGTGGCACTGATAGTGTTGCTAATAACGGTGATACTTCTGGTACTGGCACAAGATTAGAAACTAGTGGTGGTGTAATTGATTTACAAAACCTTCCAATAAACATTGTAAATCCATATGTAACACTTAACTTTATTATATATTACGGAGGTACCTAATGGCCTATAAACTTAATAAAACAGACGGGTCTCTATTAGTAGAATTAGTTGACGGTAGGTTAGATACTACATCCGCTGACATTAATCTTATAGGTAAAAACTATCAAGGATTTGGTGAAAGTATAAATGAAAACTTTATCAAAATGCTTGAAAATTTTTCAAACACAACTGCACCTGGCAGTCCAATTAGAGGACAGTTATGGTATGATACTTCTACAGGTAGATTAAAAGTATATGATGGTGTAACATTTAGAAGTACAGATAGCACAATTTACAGTGCAACACAACCAACAGAATTAATTGCAGGAGATATTTGGATCGACGGTGCAAAAGATCAAATGTTCTTTTGGAACGGAACTGAAACAATATTAGTAGGACCGGATTATGATAAATCGCAATCACGCACAGGCGATTTTGTTGAAACAATAAAAGATACACTAGGGCAAAATAGAGTAGTAATTAAAAGATTTATTAATGGGGCAATTGTTGGCATTGAAACAAAAGATGCATTTACACCATTTCCTACAATAGCAGGATTTACAAATCTCCAAGTAGGATTTAACATTAGTTCTGCGTTTAGTAATTACACTTTTACAGGTAGTGCTACATCTGCTAAAAATCTAATAGACGATTTTGGTAATGTCTACGATCAAAATAGTTTTTTAAGTGCTGATAGTAACGATACTACCACAGGGTACATAATTATTAAAAACGACAACGGTTTGTATCTTGGTGATGATTTAGATTTAAATATCAGACAAGACGGTGCTGTAACAAATTTCAAAATACAAAAAAGCAATCAAGATCTAAAACTTGCATTTAACAGCAACAATTTAGAAGACAGTGTGTATTTTGATTCAAGTGAAAAGAAAGTTGGATTTTTCCAAAATGCATTACCCCAATATACTGTAGACATTGCAGGCGATTTACGTGTAACAGGAAATATATTAGTAGAAGGTGATACAACAAGTTTAGATGTTGCTACTTTGCGTGTCGAAGATAAGCAAATAGAACTTGCAATTACAGACGACAGTACACTTATTAGTGATATAGATGCAGACGATGCTGGTATAGTTGTTAGAGTATCGGGTGATGATAAACGTTGGACTTGGAGTTATGATACGGATAATTGGACAAGTTCTCATGGTATAGCTCTAAATAAACTAAATGATAGTTATTTTATCGGTACAGCAAATGTTCTTTCTTTGGATACATTAGGTAGCAGTGTTGTAAACAGTAGTTTGACAACTGTAGGCAAATTAACTAATTTACAAATCGGTGGTGGTAGTGACACAATGACTATCACCGATGATACTATTTCAACTACAAAAGGTTTACAAATTACCAGTGTTGATGCTATTGAATTAACCAATGCAAAACAAATTAAGAATGTTGCTACTCCTACTGCAAATAACGATGTTACAAACAAAAAGTATGTTGATGATGCAATTCTTTCACAACCGGTAGTAATGGGATTAGACGTAACAGGAATAGGCACAACATACAATCCAGGATCATACGGCGATGGTACTTGTGATGATGTATTACTTGTTAACATTGCTACATTATTATCAGAAATCAGTACACCTAGCACTGATAGGAATGGAACCGTTGCAAATATTCACGCATATTACTATACAGCTACAACAGATCCTATTGATGTTAACAGCGGTGTTTCAAAAACACTAACTGCTGTTGATAGTGCCGGTGTTCAAAACGTCAACGTAATTGGTGATTTTGCAATCACTGATCCAACAGCAACAGTTAACCTAACAATAACACGAATAACTATTTCTATGGAGATAGCATCTGCTTTATGGGCACCTACAACAGGAGAGATCAGTACTTCAGCAGTTTAGCGATAAATAGTTTAAGCACGAGGAAACAACAAGAATGGCATATATTGTAAACAGATATAACGGCACTCAACTTACAGTAGTTGAAGATGGCACAATTGATCAAACAACAGACATTAAGTTTGTTGGACGAAATTACAGCGGATACGGCGAAGTACAAAACGAAAATTATCTACACCTTTTAGAATCTTTTTCAGGTACTACTGCGCCAGTAAAAGCAATTGACGGACAAGTTTGGTATGATTCAAGCACTTTAAAATTAAAATTTTACACAGGTAGTGCTTGGAAAACAGCAGGCGGCACTGAAGTAAGTGCTACTGAACCAGTAGGATTAAACGAAGGCGACCTTTGGTGGAGTAGTACAAGCAATCAATTGTACGGTAAAACAGCTGGCGGAGAATTTATACTTGTTGGTCCTCAATCTGCCGGTAGCGGTACAACACAAATGCTCAGTGTTAATGTGCTTGATAATGCTGAGAACGAAAAAACAATTATTGTTGCATTAATTAACGATGTGTCTTTATATGTAATTTCAAATGAAGAATTTACACTTGCAACATTACAGCCAGATGGCACTCCTGCTTTAACAGGTTTTAGCTTAATTAAAAGAGGTATTACTTTTGTTAATACTGGAACAGATGGTATTACAGATAACAGCATAGGAGATCCAGTCTCAGGTGCAGCAGATGAACCTATTATATGGGGTACAGCAAGTAACGCTTTAAAAATTAATGGTTTAGAAGCTAGTAGTTTTATTTCAGCTAATAATTTATCATTTAAGGATGCACAATCAGGTGGTGATCTTGTGCGTTTTGGTGATCCTGGATTTACAGTAGGCGCCGGCAATGATTTGTTAGTAAACATTGTTTCAGGAAATCAAGGTAACATTAAAAACCAAGTTGGAGATAAAATCTTTTTTGGTGCATTGCGTAGCGGTGCAGGCTCGCCAGTAAATATTGTTTCTATTAGAAATGTAGCAGCAGATGATGCCGGACTTTATCCAGAAACTGATAATGTATACAATATTGGTGGCGCAAGTGAAAAATTTGCGGAGATTCATGCAACATCTTTTAGAGGTACAGCAGATAAAGCAACAAATGTAGATGTTGCAGGCACAGGACGACTTGCTAGTACAGCAGCAACTCCAAATACTATTGCAGCAAGAGATGCATCAGGTAACTTGACAGCAGTATTATTTAACGGTACTGCTACACAAGCACAGTATGCTGACTTAGCTGAAAAATATACAACCGAAGAAGAACATCCAGTTGGTACTGTTATGACAGTGTCACAAGCAAAATTTGCAGCAGAAGAAGACGTTAGTGCAGAAACAAAACCTTGTAAATCAAGCGATTTAGCAATTGGTGTTATAAGTGAGAATCCGGCATATCTAATGAATTCAGAAATCGACGGACAAGCAATTGCTCTTAAAGGCCGTGTGCCTGTTCGTTGCAAAGGAGTAATTGAAAAAGGTACACCAGTATACGCTTGGGAAGATGGCGTTGCAGGGCCTACAGCTACAAGAGCTCTAGTTGGTATTGCATTAGAAACAAATACAGACCCAGAAGAAAAATTAGTCGAGTGTGTGCTGAAAGTATAAGTACTACAACGGAGAGATAGTATGCCAGAAATAATTTCAGCAGCACGTTACAATGAAATACAAGGAAAAATATCAGCTTTACTAGGAGTTGGATCAGGAGATAAAGGTTACAATCAAAGTGTATCTTCTAATCCTGAGCCTGTGGAATCAATTGTTTTAGCAAATCATATGAATTCTTTGTACACTGATTTTGAAAAAGTATATGTACATATCAATGGAACTACTCCAACAACAATCGAAACTGTAACAGAAGACGATGATATTACTGAAGCATTATATGCAGCATACGAAACTCTTATTACTACTTTAGAAAATGATAGGTTTACAGTAGCACTTTCTCAAACTGATACCGAATCTGCTGGAGTAAACAGTATTAAAAATGGTTCAGCTACGCCGTGGGGCGGCACAGCAACACCACAAACAATTAATCACACTATTGATGTAGGTTTTGCAGATGCAAATGCACGGAGAGCATTTTTCAATGCTGGTGGACAAATACGTTTTAATGCCAGCATTGATATTAGTAGTGTTTCTGGTGATGATTTATCTAAAAACCAAGATTGGGAAACAATGCTTACAAACAGTGGGCAAATACAATTTGGACGAGCTGCTACTGCAACAACAGGAAGTGGTACTGCATACGCAATTGGCAACGAAGATTTGACAGATACCTATCAAAGAATATATCTTAAAGAAGCTGATCCAAGCGGAACTTATGCAGAAAATGAATGGTATATTGAAGCTAAAGAAAAAAACGATAACGAAATAACATTTAATATAGTTTTTAGTGATCTTGATGTAGGATCAGGGGGCGCAGACGAATATGTTTCAGGTATATTAACAAGTTCAGTTTCTCATCTAAGAGCAAGCGGAACTTATGTAAATACACCTGCACCTTCATATAGTAAGACAAGTGAATTATAATTTGACAAATTTGTGTGCATAGTTTAAAATGTTAAAAAAGGAAATATAATGGCTGTAAATACCCCGATACTAGCATCACATTATAATGCAATTAGAGAATTAATAGCTGGACGTTTAGGCAATGTTTCTGTCTATAATGATTATGGTAGTTTAACAACTCCTCTTACTACATCTGGAGGATATGGTAGGAATTTTACAAGTGACAATGTAGTTGGAGGCAGTACTCCAGGGGTTAGTGATACGGTTACCGAACAACAACATTTTAATTTATGGCTAGATTTACAGGCAGGACATAATCACTGCTATGCAAGTTTAGCAAGTGATATCGATCCTACTGAATTTGAAGGTAAACTAACTTATCCAGATTTTGCAGATATATCTAATAGAGATCTTATTGCTTGGCAGCATAAATTAGATTTAGATACTATTGCTGATACAGTTTTAGCATTTAATCATGCTTCTACAGAATTTCCTAGCAGTAGTTTTACAGGATTAGAGCCGTTAGAAACCAGTGGCGGAGTAAGCACATCTAGTCAAAGGACAGCAAATTGGGGCGGTAGTGCAGATGCCGTAAAAGTAATTAGGCACGAAGTTACAGTAAATTTTCCTAGTCATAATGAATTAATTTACTTCTTAGCAGCCGGCGGAGAAATACTTTTTCAATCTAGTGCAACAGGAGGCACAACAGGCACTCTTTATAGTAAGGATTGGGATTGGGCTCAAGTTTTAAGTGACAGCGGAACTGTAAGATTCAGACGTAGAAATCAAACAGATTGGATTTGTGAAGCAATTAGTCCTGGTTCGGGCACAGGATATAGTAACGCTAATATTAGTAGTGGTGCTACTTGGACTAAAATATTTGAGAAACAAGGCGGCGGTAGAGCAGGTGGTAATCCTGGAGGTATTCCTGTAAGCCAGATCTACGATGATAACTTTTTTAGAATTTATGCTAGAACTAATAGTGCATTAGCCAGTGCTACACAGTTACAATTTAGAATTGAATTTGACGACGGTGATACAGGGACTGGATATCAACAAGAATTTGGTGAACAAGGTGCTCCTGCAGATGAAAGTGTAGGAGCAACTATTACAAGCACAGTTTACACAAAAACACCAAACAGTACATTTGTATACGATGGTGTAACTTACAATGGAATCGTGCTTGATGTTCCAACCGGAACAAAAGATTCCGATTTATAATTGACAATACAAATAGTTTAATATATACTATAACATATCTAGGAGGTATATATGGACGAACGTCTTCAAAAAGCATTAGACCACAGTAACTATATGGTTACTCTAAACAATCAAAAACGTTTGTTAAGAGAGCAATATAAAGAAAATTTAGTATACTACTATAACGGTGGACAATTTACAGTTACACAAGAACTTATAAGTTTTTGTCAAAGTTTAGTAACTTTAGAACAGGATGGAACAATCTTGATTGATGATAACAGTATACCGATTGAAGTAGATAATGTTGCAAATTTTAGTGCTGAATTATACACAAAATATTTTGAAGCAACTAACCAATATTTTGTTGAATATAACAAATTGAAAAAAAACAGAACTGTTGAAAGTATTATAAATTTATGACAAAAGGCGTCTTGTTATTTGCTAACAACAACGGTACACTAAACTATATAAAACAAGCTGAATTTTTAGCAAAAAGAATACAAAAGTATTTGAACTTACCAGTCAGTCTTGTTACAACCTCTGACTATGATAATAGTAATAATTTGTTTGATACTGTAATTCAATCGACTAGCAAAAATTATCATAATACGACAAAAAGACATCACGACGGTGACTTATATAATAAGATAACATCTTTTCTAAATACCGATAGGGCAGACGTATATTACCTTACTCCTTATGATGAAACAATTGTAATGGATACTGATTACGTTATTAGTAATGATATTTTAAATAATTGCTTTTTACAACAGAAGGAATTGTTACTTTACAAGGATGCAATCCACGTAGGTATACACACAGGAACATCTGAATTTTTACGTATTAGTGATACCAGCATAGATTTTTATTGGGCTACTGTATTTTATTTTAAAAAATCAGAACAAACAAAAATGTTTTTTGATTTAGTAAAGCATATTAAAGAAAATTATATGCATTATAGAAGTATGTATCAATTCCGTACAACTGTATATAGAAATGATTTTGCTTTTAGCATTGCGCTACACATAATGAATGGATACAAATCTGGTGACTTTGCGGGTATACTTCCAGGCAAGAAATTTTATGCTATTGACAAAGATGTTTTACTTGATATAGTTGAAGATGAAATAAAAATTCTTGTACAAAAAACAAATCGTTTTGGTGAGTATACAGCAGTAAATCTCAAAGGCAGTAATTGTCATATAATGAATAAGTTTAGCTTGGAGAGAATAATTGACAACCAATAATTTTACTATGCTTGCCCAAAACAGTAATTTTGACTACGTGCGTCAAGCATACTTAGCTGCAATGAGTATTAAAGTTACAAATGAAAATAGCAGTGTATGCTTAATTACAAATGATCCAGTGCCACGAAAATACAAGCAGGTGTTTGATCATATAGTGGAAATTCCTTGGGGCGATCACGCTGAAAACGAAGATTGGAAAGTTAGTAATAGATGGAAAATTTATCACGCTATACCATATGAAAACACAGCAGTGATAGATACAGATATGCTGGTATTAGATGACATTTCTTTTTGGTTTGATTATTTAGAAAATTACGATTTATTTTATACTAGCAAAGTTACAACATATAGAGGAGAAGTGATTCCTGATAAAAACTATTATAGATACAACCATTTTTACCTAAACAATATTCCAAGTTTATACAGTGGTTTTCATTATTTTAAAAAATCAGATTTAGCACACGAGTTTAATGACTGGCTTGAATTAATAACAAATAATTGGCAATCAATTTATAAAACAGTAAATAACAAGCTAAAACATTTAAACAATCCAAGTATGGATTTAACAGCATCTATAGCAAGTTTATTACTAGATAATACGCATTTGATTACAAATAATAAAAGTGAATATCCTAGTTTTGTGCATATGAAACCAAAATGTCAAAATTGGAACGATAATTTTTCAGTTAGATGGCAAGACAGAGTAGGTGTATATTTAGACGACGATCTAAAATTGAAAATTGGAAATTATCAACAAAATGGAATCTTTCATTACACCGAAAAAGATTTTGTTACTAATGACATAATTAAAAAATATGAAAAGGTCTTAGGAATATGAATGTAAAAAGATTTGTATGTTTTGAAGACGATGGAACAATTTACAAAATAAGCAACCAGCCTGACAAAAGATTTCAATTTTTAGAAGTTGATATAGAAGAAGTTGAAGATTTTATTACAGGAAAATTAAGTCTTCTTGAACACAAAGTAGAATTTGATTTTATCGAGAAAAAATACAGTATAAAAAATACAAAGCAAATAGACGAGGATAAATTAATGTGGAGTTTTCTATATGAAATACCCACTGCTATTCCGAAAGAGAAACAAGTAATTCTAACTAAAAATAATAAAAACAAAAGTTGGCATATAATGTTAGATGATAAATTTGAATCAGAATTGTTAGATCAAAATATTAACATAGATCTTTCAAAGTATTATTTTAGCATTACAAAAAAGAATGATCCAAATGTATTATATAGACTTATAAAATTTACAGATGGAAATTTTGTGCCATTTTCAGAAGATTTTGAATTTGACGGAACACCGTTTTCTGTGTATACTACACGTAGATTTGATTCTTACTATCTAGAGGAAGTTGATGCCTAGCACATTCAGAGTTGTTGATTACGATATTATATACTTGTCATATGACGAACCAAATGCAGAACAAAATTTTGCAGACTTATGTAGTAAGGTTCCTTGGGCCGAACGAGTACATGGTGTAAAAGGTAGTGATAGCGCACACAAAGCTGCTGCTGAAAAATCTACAACAGATAGATTTATTACCGTAGATGGTGATAATAGAATTAGAGATGATTTTTTGTCACAGGTTATAAACTTTGATGAAGATACTGATTTAACTAATAAGGTTATTAGTTGGACTGCTGAAAATATAATCAACGGATTAGCGTATGGAAACGGCGGAATTAAATGTTGGCCTAAGAGTCATGTTTTAAATATGCGCACACACGAAAATGCTCCAAAAGATAATCCACACGCACAGGTAGATTTTTGTTGGGATACTGAATATGTACAAATGAACGGAACATATAGTATGATATATAACAATGCTACACCTCATCAGGCGTGGCGTGCTGGTTTCCGTGAAGGCGTTAAAATGGCATTAGATCAAGGTGTTCGTCCTGACTATGAAGGATTTAAACGTAATCACTGGAAAAACTTACACCGATTGTATATTTGGTTAATGGTAGGTGCAGACGTTGAAAACGGACGTTGGGCTATATACGGTGCTAGAGAAGGTTTGTACAAAACTATGTGTACAGATTGGGATTATGTTAATGTACGTGATTTTGAATGGCTTAATGAATATTGGGATCAAAAAGGTGAATTTGATGAAGAAAGCATGGAATTGGATACTAATTATTTAGGCGAAAAATTAATTGAAGAATTAAATATACCCATTGCTGAAGATCCTTTAAACGCACAACAAAGTATGTTCTTTAAAAATGTATACCAAAATCCTGTAAGAGACAACAGTAGAAAATTTTTAGATAGAGAACAATAATGGAGCGTAGCGAAAGCGAAGAAATTAAACGCATTGATGGTATAACACAAGAAATATCACCAACGTTTTGTTTTGCTAAATGGTATCATGCCAATATATATTTCCAAACAGGTGAAACACACAGTTGTTATCATCCTGCTCCTCATAAGATTGACACAGCACCGTTGTTAGAAAATCCAAGTGCAATACACAACACAGCGCAAAAGAAGCAAGAACGTGCTGCAATGATGCGTGGCGAACAACCTACTGGTTGTAACTATTGTTGGAAGATTGAAGCACTTGGCAAAGATTACGTAAGTGATAGAAAACAGCGTAATCAAACTATCTTCTTTAAACATAGACTAAACGCTGTAAAAGAAGGTGGTGCAGAGTTTGATGTAAATCCAGAATACTTAGAAGTTAGTTTTGGTAATGAGTGTAACTTCCGTTGTGGATACTGTCATCCAAAAGCCAGCAGTAGATATTATCAAGAAATCAAACAACATGGCCCATATACAAACGTAAAAAACCATAGATGCGACATTGATTGGTTTCAAATATTTGAAGAAGAAAACAATCCGTATTTAGATGCATTTTGGCGCTGGTGGCCAGAATTAAGTAAAGAGTTACACATATTGCGTATTACAGGTGGTGAGCCTACAATACAAAAAAGCACATATAAACTGTTTGATATGTTGGACGCAGACCCTAAGCCAGAACTTGAATTAAACTGTAACAGCAACTTAGGTGGCAAACCAAAGCAGTTAGAAAAGTTTACAAACCGTGTAAATGACCTGTTAACAAACAACAAGATTAGACGCTTTAAAATGTTTACAAGTATTGACACTTGGGGTAAACGTGCAGAATACATACGTGACGGATTAGACATCGAAGTTTTTGAACGCAACTTGGATTATTTTATGCGTAACTGTGAAGCACCTATGGTGTTGATGATTACGTTTAACATATTCAGTGTAACAACATTCCGCACACTACTAGAAAAAATATTAGAATGGCGTGCCAAGTATAATGATGTAGAAACACACAGATGGCAACGTTTGGGTTTTGATACACCACATCTTAAAGAGCCTCTACAATATGATATTAATATACTGCCAAACAACTATATGACTTATATGCGTGACCATTTGCAGTTTATAAAAGAAAATGTAGATGACAATCGCAAAGATGCATTTAGCACTATAGAATATGAAAAGTTTAGACGTGTTGTTGATTACATGGATACAACAGAATATCCGTTAGAAAAAGTTATACAAGGACGTAGAGATTTCCACAACTTCTTTAAAGAACAAGGACGCAGACGTGGAGTTGATCACAAACAAGTGTTTCCAGAAATGTCAGACTTTTTTGAGTTGTGCAGCAAATACGTCTAGCACTTGTTTTGATTCGGGCCATTGCACTTTAGACAAATCATTTAACCAGTGTTCAACATCTACTTTCCAAAATGTTTGAAATGCACCTTTGTACTCTAGTTCAAAAGGATCTTTAAGATATTTGTGTCTATGCATAATCTTTGCCCAAGTTCTATGCACTTTACGTTGGCTTGCTGTCTCTAAGTTGTTTGTGCTTACATACATAGGCTTGTCTAGCCCTAAGTAATAAAAACAAGCAGGTGTTAGCATTTGACTTGTGTGATGATTCATTGGGCTGCGATCATTGTTGTGTACTTTGTGTCCACGTATGTCATCCACACGTTCAATAAGCAATGCTGTACGTGCAGCAATACGATGTGCATCTTTACCTAATATTCCTAGTTGACGCAAACTGTGTGTGATTGTTGTGCCTATTACTCTGTCTTTATAATATAAAAGTATTAGTGTAGCATCTTCGTGCTTATCAATATAATCAATAAGCACTGTTTTGTTATGGTTGTTGTAAAAGCCTCTAGCAGCAGCACCTTCGTACCAATCTTCTAAATCCTGTGTACCGTCGTAAACTTCTAGTCTATACAAAAACTTGTGTCCTATCAATCTTACGCAGATTATCGTCTACTTTGATTTCGTCTACTTTTTTTGCTGTGATTTCGTATGCGCACTTATGTTGTTTTGTAAACTTAGTAATATCCAAATCACCTGTGTAATACACAACACATTCGTGTGCAACTTTTCTACATAGTGCTAAACTTGCACCATTTTCAATAGCAACTTTTTCGATTTGTTCTGGATAAACTCTGTCACCACAGTTTTCCATTTTGAATGCATTAAATCTACGTCCCGATAGTGCAAACTCATCTGTGTCTGTAAACTCTACTAGGTCGCCACTGTTCCACCATTCTGTTTGATTTTTGTACTTACAACAAAACTCAGTTGTGCCATCATCGTGTTTCTCAAACTTGTATTCGATGTTAGGATTAATATCGGTTAACTTATATACGTCTTGGCGTTCTGTACTCATAATGATAGGAGGTACTTCTGTGCTGCCGTAACCTGTGTTAACCTGTTGCGCACCTTTTGAACGCAAATCTTCCATAAGTCCTGTAGGTGTAATATCACTGCCTACTTGCATCTGCTTCATACAGCTCAAATCCAAGTTTTGCCACTTTTTGTGTCTATGCCAAGTTTTCCAAACATTAGGAAGTATCAACATATTTGTTGGCTGCACTTCACGTATTCTATCTGGTAGATTTGCAACTGTTGTCTCAATAAATGTATCACAGTTTGCAACATGACAAGGATACAAACTCATACTTGTAAAACCAATGCCTCTAGGATTGTATAATGCCATCATACTACTGTTTGAATCAAGCATAAAATATTCTGCATTGTATTCTGCAACTTTGCGCATTAGTTCTGCACTGTGTTGATATGTTTTTGGATTACCAGTTGTACCGCTGGTAGTTACTGTAATATTCCAGTTTTCAAGATAGTTAATAACTGCGGATCTTACGTGATCGTTATCACTTTCTAGATATTCTATTCCATCAATATAGATCATTCTGAAAACACCTCCGAATCTTTAGTTTTTATTATAACATAAATTTAGTGTAAGTCAACCCAAGAACTACCTGTGTAGCCTTGGAATTTATTTGTATTTTGATTAAAAATAATCATGCCAGCTTCTGCTGTCATTGAATCTCTGTCTGCAAAAGTAGTGCCTCTTGCTTTAAATACAGGCACTGTCAATACACCGTCACCGTCAAAGCTCAAACGTCTTGGATTTGTTTGACTGTGATTGTCGTTTCCTTTCGGTAAGCTAACAACAAATTTACTTTCTACATGAGTATCAGTTGGTGCTGCATCTGCATAGATACCAAACAAGCCACCAGTTACAAAGTTTGTTCCATTGTAACCTTCACCTGAAATAATTGCAAGTGGATTATCTGTTCCTATAGCAGTTTTTGCATTTACTGTACCATTGTAGTTTTTGACATTTAAAAATTCTTCATCGGCACTTGTTTCCACTGTGATTGCATCTGAGAAAATATTTATATCGCAATCTATTGCATCTGTAATATAGCCACCAATTGTTACAACACCGTTTACAGCGTGTAACACAGTGCCTTGTTCACTAACAGTTAATGCATCCTGTGCACCATTTACGTCACTGTATATAAAGTTTCCATCAAAATGTCCTCTAATAGTAGCAGGTGCTGTTTCGCTGGTAGGATCAACCGGATCATGTAACTTGATAATCTCTTGTCCGTTATAATGATGTACATGAGCACGTAGTGCAGTATCTGCTCTAGTATCACCTAGATAAACAATAGGACCGTTTGCAACAGCACCTGGATCAGGATCAATATGATGTTCTAAGCCGCCGTAAAAGCTATATTGTGGATGTTCGATTGTGTTGTTTAAATTTGTTATTTTTACTTCAGGAGGTTCACCTTCTGCTGTATTCAAATTAGCACCAAGTAAATGTCCATTTACATTACCTGTTACATTACCGGTAACGTTACCAGTTAAATCTCCAATAACATCGCCCGTGTGCTCTCCGACTAAGTCGCCAAAAAACTCACCGTAAGCGTTACCGTTGAAGTCGCCGCTAAATGTACCATATATAACACTGTCACTTGTAATGTTACCGTGCAAATCTCCGTAAAAATCGCCAGTAAACGTAGTTGCAGTTATAGTTTTATTTGCAGTATCAACAATAGTTGTACCTTCGCTGTCAACAACATTACCATAAACAGGTGCTATAACTCTAGCAGTCATACCGTCGATAAGTTTGATTTGACCGCTTGTATCATACACGCTACCTTCTAGATCGGATTTTAAAACTTGTGCTGATAAATTGAAAACTACATTACCTTCGGTATCTTCTATATTACCGACCATTGGTCCATAAAGTTTACCTGTTGAAACATCAACTTGTATCAATCCATTTGATGATACAACATCTGCTTTTACTTGTCCTTGCCAACTATCTACAATTACTGATTCGTCTGCTCCAACGATATCTAATCTATATGCTTCACCTGGTATAAAATCTGCCATAACGTCCTCCGTCCTAATATTTATCTAAAATCTAATATTGACATTAGAATACAAATCTCATATAATTACTGTATGTATGATATTTTTTATATTGGCAATCCGTCTGAGTTACAATTCACAAAACTAAAAACTAGATTTCCCACAGCAAAATATGCTGAAAATGTTCCACAAGCAAAACGTAAAAGTCTTACAAAAATGCTTTGGATTGTTTATGATAACCTTGTGGTTGACGAAGACTTTGATTTTAATTATACAGTTGATGAATATAACAACACATATACTCACGTATTTAAGAATGGTGACTTTTATGACGGTGTGTGTTTAATGCCAAAAAACAGTCATCATGGACCTGGTGAATTAAAAGCAAGATTTTATATAAACAAAAAATTCGTACCTATTCAAGCAAGTAAACCTGTTATCTCAAATTTTGATAAAGTTTTTATAAGTTACAATGAACCTAATGCTGATGAAAATTATGAACGTGTTTTAGCACGTTTTCCAGATGTAAAACGTATACACGGTGTCAAAGGAATACATCAAGCTCATATTGCTGCTGCAAGTTTGTGTGAAACTGATATGTTTTGGATCATAGATGGTGATGCACAACTAACAGACGAATTTTCTTTTGATTATATTCCAGAACATCACAATAAGCAAGCCGTACACGTATGGCGCAGTATGAATCCAGTTAATGGACTAGTATATGGATATGGCGGAGTGAAACTTTTTCCAACAGAAAAAACTCTTGTTATGGATGTAAGTAAACCAGATATGACAACAAGTGTTAGTGATAAATTTGTAGCAATGAATAAAATATCTAACGTTACAGCCTTTAACACAGATCCTTTTAATACGTGGAAGAGTGCTTTTAGAGAATGTTGTAAACTAAGTAGTAAAGTAATTGATAGGCAAAAAAGCCAAGAAACAAATGAACGTTTAAGAACTTGGTGTACATATATTGAAGGTGATCCTAAATTTGGAGAATATGCTCTTATTGGAGCAAAAGCAGGTGCATCATATGGCGCAAGAAACAAAAACAAACCAGATGAATTACGTTTAATTAATGACTTTGATTGGCTTAAGGAAAAATTTGATGGAAATATTTGAAGTACTAGATAGATTTGAAATATTAAATAAAAACGATACAAATTTCGAATTATTACGTAGATCATATGTTGATGAAGATTTGCATAGCATTCTGAAATTAAGTGACAATGAAGAATTACGTAAAGCTGTTTTAGAAAATAATATACATAGTATTTTTAGAATTGTTGAAAACAAAAGATGCATAGGCGATTTGGAAGATTTGCGTAAAGCAGTTTTAGAAAATAATTTACACAGTTTATTTAGATTACTACCAGGAAACGAAGATTTAAGAAAATCAGTAACCGAAAATAATATACACAGTATTTTTAGAATGATTGGCGACGAAGATTTAAAAAAACTAATATTAGATGACAATATGTGGAGTATGTTTAGGATACTAGAAAAACATACAGATAGTCATTTTGTAAAAGCTCTAAAAGATCTAATAACAAATAATATTGAATTTGATAAAGATTGCCTCAGCAGAGGACAAATAAAAAGTAAACAATGGCTAGTTGAAAAATTAAAAGAAATTAACAGAGATTTAGGTGTTGTATTTTTATGTGCAGGATGGTATGCAACATTAGCTACTATGATTTTTGAATCTGACATTAATGTAGATGAAATTATAAGTTTCGATATAGACCCAAGTACTTTACAAATTTCAAATATTTTTAACAAACCTTGGATTATAAACGAATGGAAATTTAAATCCTGTACACAAGACATACATGAACTACGATTTGACGAACACATATATGACGTAGAAAAAAATAACGGTACCATTGAAACTCTATGGAGTTATCCTAATACAATTATAAATACCAGCACTGAACATATTGAAGATTTTCAAGATTGGTATAGTAAAATTATTCCAGGTCAACTAATAGTATTACAAAATAATAATTATTTTGAAATTAAAGAACACGTTAATTGCAGCAAAACGTTAGAAGAATTTAGCAAAAAAACACCAATGTCTAATGTTTTATATGAAGGTGAACTAGATTTGACACAGTACAAAAGGTTTATGAAAATTGGATATAAATGATTTAGATGTAAGACAATTACAAAAAGAAAGTGCTAGAGCATTGAGCACAATGCAAGCAACAAATAACAATATTTGGCAGTTTAATAAAAAAGCACATCATAACAGTCAAAACTGGTATAAGGCTGTTATTGAATGGTACATAGAGCAGTATGGAGGTTTACCTAGCAAAACAAGTCCTGGAAAAGATGTTAGGTTAATTTTAGATGACTAAAATTGTAATGAAATACCTCGGCAAAAAACATTATGAATTTTTTGATGATAGAGGTATAACAGTTTATAACCGTGCCTTACGTGCTCCTTGGTATAATTATATTTTAATGGATGTAATTGCAGATTTCAACGATAGTGTTGACGAAGTTGATTACACAAAAACTTACAGAGAAGATAAATTTTATATTGTTCAAGTTCCTTACATTAAAAATGACAAAATTGAAAAAGTGGAACGTTGGAAAAATAAATTTGACATTTTTTTAAACGAAAATAAAAATTTTTTGTCTTTGCCTAATGTTCATGTGTGCATTGGTGAAATTATGGAATGTCCAAAAACACACGCCGAGACCCTTGATTACTTTATTGTTAAATATCCTTATATAAAATTTTTTGCTGTTACAGTTGATAAAAAATTTGACAGCAAACACGGAAAATCTTTTTACGATGATAGATGGAAGAATCGTTTTCAACCTTACGACGATGTAGTTGAATATAATCCAAAAAAATTATATATAAATCTTACTAGAGTAGCTAGATACCATCGTTGTTTACTATTAGATCAATTGATAGCAAAAAATCTTTTTCACGACGGTTATAATACTTGGGGAAATGTATTTGACGAATTCCAATTTTATAAAAAAATGTATCCAAATACTCAAATTGATAGAATGAAATTTGATGTATTAGATATAACGGATTTGAGTAGTACAATGCCTACCAACTCTGTTCCAAAAGAATGTAGTGAAAGTTTTTTGTTCTTAAATACAGAGACCGATGTGGAAAATGATAGACTTTTGCTCAGTGAAAAAGTTTATAAACCGTTGGGTATTGGAATGCCTTTTATGACTTTAGGTAATCCTGGCATAATACAAGAATTAAGGAATAAAGGATATATAACTTTTGAGTATTGGTGGAATGAAAGCTACGATAACGATTATCCTATTGAACACAGAATAAAAATAATTATTGATAACTTAAACAAACTTAAAAAATATGACACAGCAAGTTTATTAGATATACGGAAAGAAATGCATTATGCTTTAAAATATAATTTAGAATTATATAGACTTAGTCGCAGAAAAAATACATTAAAGGAAGCATTATTACTTTATGCAAGGAGTCAAAATGTCTAGTCCTTTTCTTAAAGTTGGAATTAAAAAGTCTATTAAGAATTGGGATAATTCTGTAGACGAACATACTTGGAACAAGCAAAAAAAACGTAGAGGCGATAATTGGCACTATGCAAATCTATCAAAAAATCCTATATATTATAACACAAATACTTTTGGATATAGAACACCAGAATTTCAGTTTAACAATGACTACGCATTAGCATTCGGTTGCAGTAATACATACGGATTGTTTCAATATGAAAAAGAAAGATACAGTAATTTGTTAGAAGATAAATTAAATATTCCGGTGTATAATTTAGGAATTTCCGGCGGCAGTACAAATATTATTCTAATGAATGTTTTAAATTTAGTAACATCTGAAATAAAATTACCTAAATTAGTTGTTATACAATGGCCAAAGCAAATGAGACTATGTTTTCCTTATGAAGGTAATACACCTTCAGTTGCAAGCATACTTGCAGAAGGAGGCAGATCAAAAATATTTAAATCTTTAATGCGATATGGAAATTTAATAGAATATAATTCTTTATGGGCAAAGGAAACAACTATAAAAATGTTAAATTTATTTAACATTAAAACAGTAGAATTTGCCTTAGAGGATTTTACTGCTGCTGCTTTTAATGTATCTCACATTATCAGACTAGACACAGCGTTTGATAATCAGCATATCGGACCTAAAACAAATGAAGAAATTTTAAATTTTATAGGCAAATATTATGTATAAGTATGAAGATATAAGAAGTATACACTTAGAAAATACACAAAACTGTCAGGCTAATTGCCCTATGTGTGATCGTAATCAAAACGGAGGCGCATTAAATCCGCATATAGATTTGAATGAACTTACACTAGAAGATTGTAAACGTATATTTGAACCAGAGTTTATTGCACAATTAAAAACAATGTATATGTGTGGCAATTTAGGAGATCCTATTGTTGCACGAGATACACTTGAAATATTCAAATATTTTAGAGAACACAACAAAGATATGTGGCTCAGCATGAATACAAACGCAGGAGCAAGAGATGAAGCATGGTGGGCTGAATTGGCCAAAATCTACGGCAGGATGGGCACTGTTATTTTTAGCGTGGATGGTCTTAGTGACACTAATCATCTATACAGGCAGGGTGTTGTATGGGATAATGTAGAACGAGCAATGCGTAGTTTTATTGCTGCCGGAGGAAGGGCACGTTGGGATTTCCTAATTTTTGAGCATAATCAACATCAAGTTGAAGAAGCAAGAGAAATCAGTGAACGTATGGGCTTTGAAAGATTTGTATCTAAAAAAACAGGTAGATTTGTAACTGCTAGTAGTGAAAAGAAAGAGTCACATCAAGCAGTAGATAAAAAAGGAAACAAGACTGCACAACTTAAGAAGCCAGATGAAAAATATCAAAACCAAGCTATAAAACAATATGACCAGGTAAAAAGCAAACACGGTACAATGGATGCATACTATGACAGAGCAGAAATACAATGTAAAGTCAAAGACGAAGGCAACTTGTTTATAACAGCAGAAGGACTTGCAATGCCTTGTTGTTGGACTGCTGGACGTATGTATAAATGGTGGCACAAAGATCCTAAAGTAGAACAAGTATGGGACTTCATTGATGACGTAGGCGGCAAAAATGCAATCGATGCTAAGACACACGGATTACGTGCAGTGTTTGATACAGGTATATTTGATAACATAGAAGCCAGTTGGAACAAGCCTAGTTGTGCAGATGGCAAATTAAAAGTTTGTAGTATGAAGTGCGGTAAAGAGTTTGATCCGTTTGGAGCACAATTTAAATGATACAAAAAGTGGAACTAGAAATTACTAGTGATTGTAATGCAGCTTGTCCAGGCTGTGCAAGAACTTTGCATAGTAATCATTTAAAAGTTAATTCTTTTACTTTTGAAGACCTAAAAAGAATTTTCCCAAATGATAATTACAATGGTGTTGAATTTAAGTTTTGCGGTGTGTTAGGAGATCCAATAGTTAATCCTGATTGTTATAAAATGACTGAATATCTTTTAGAAAGAAATGCTTATTGTGAATACAGCACAAACGGAGGATATAACAGTCAACAATGGTGGATAGATTTAGGAAAATTAGCTCAAAAATATATAGGTAAATTGCACGTACATTTTTGTGTTGATGGACACAAAGATACTAATCATATTTATAGAGTGAATACAAAATGGTCAACAATAGAACGTAATATGATAGCATTTGCAGAAAATGCACCAGAACAACACGCCACGTGGGTGTTTATTGAATTTGATCATAACGAAAAAGATTTGGTAACAGCACGAGCTCACGCTGCTGTATTAGGTTTTGATTTTGCAACTAGAACAGGTATGCGTAACAGTTACCATCAATGGATATCTCATATTGGTAAGAAAAACAATAAAGAAACAAAAGTAATTACTACCACTGGAAGTAAAGAACACAAACAAAAAGATGTAGCAAAAGAATTAGATAAATTTATTTTGGAATACAAAACAAAAAAGCGTGACACTAACCAAGAAAAAGTAAAAAATATTATTGATACAATCACTTGTAAATATGTTCACGAACAAGAAATTTTTATTGCAAATGATTTAACTGTCTGGCCTTGTTGTTTTTTATGGGATAGTGTTTTTAAAAATTCTGAAAAAATTGTAGACAAATTAAACTATTTTAACGATGGATGGAATAGTTTGCAAAAACATAGTTTAGATGACATTTTAAATCATGAATGGTATAAAAAACTTTTGGAAGCTAGTTGGACACCTGGGCATCCTTTACATTTGACTAGATGTATAAAAACTTGTGCAAAAAACAAAGCATATCACAATGAGCTATACTATGTTGAAACCAACGAAACAAGGAAATGATCATATAATCATAAAGTATGTATATAATTAGGTAAGTACAGTATGAGTAAAGTAAGCGATACCTTTTGCATCCTTCCTTGGGTGCATCTAAGCACAAGACCCGACGGTAGTATGAGAGTTTGCTGTACAGCAAATGCATCAAGTGTTGGACCAACCAACGACAAAGAACACGGCGGACAAGTTGGCATATTAAAAACAGATGATGGTAAACCAAATAATTTGAATGTTACAGATTTCCAAACTGCTTGGAACAGCAAGTATATGAAAAATGTACGTAAACAAATGATGAATGGAGAAATGCCTCCTAGTTGTTTAAAATGTTACAAAGAAGAAGCTGCTGGGCACAATAGTAAACGTATGTGGGAAACTGCATATTGGAGTCAGCGTGTAAATGTAGATGACTTAATTGCTAATACAACAGAGGACGGGGAAGTACCTCCACAGCTTGCATATATTGATTTGCGTTTTGGTACAAAATGTCAACTTGCTTGTGTAATGTGTTCACCCCATGATAGTTCGGGTTGGATCAAAGACTACAAAAAGATTTTTCCAGCAGTTCAAAATGAATCGTTAAAAGAAACAATGCAATGGCAAGACAAAGGTAGCACAAACGGTAGTAGTTATAATTGGCATAAGCAAAATCCTGTATTTTGGAAACAGTTTTATGAACAAATGCCAAATATGCAGCAAATTTATTTTGCAGGTGGCGAAAGTCTTATTATTGAGGAGCATTATGAAATACTTGAAGAAGCAATACGACAAGGTATTGCAAAAGATCTTGAACTACGTTATAACTCAAATGGAGTTGAATGGAGAGAGGATTTATTTGATCTATGGAAAGAATTTAAATTAGTACGATTCCATTATAGTGTAGATAGCATACACGAAATGAATGATTATATACGTTATCCAAGTAAGTGGCAACGTACAGAAGAAGTATTTCATATATTAGATAATGAAACTAGTAACAATGTAGAAATTACAATTGCTTGTGCAGTACAAGCCTTAAACATTTATTACTTGCCAGATTTTATAAAATGGAAATTAACGCAAAAGTTTAAAAAAATTAATATGTGGCCATTTGGTGCAGGTGGTATTAATTATCACTTTGTATACCATCCTCCACACCTTAATGTAAAAGTATTGCCCGAATGGTTTAAAGCAGAAGTGCGTAAAAAGTATGAGGAATTTTATCCTTGGTGGGAAGAAAATTGGGAACTAGGTGTACCTAGTTGGCATAAGGGTAAAGTAACTTATGATCAATGGAAAGTTGCTCCTTATGGATTAAAAAGATTAGAAGGAATGCTAAGTTTTATGGAAAGTGAAGACTGGAGTAGACGTTTGCCAGAAATGCAAGAGTTTTTACAAAGATGTGATGCACAACGTGGTAACAGCTTTGCAGAAGTATTTCCTAAAATGCAGGACATATTTGATGGACGATAAACACTATCTTGACTATTTAGAACAAGGATATAAAAACAAAAAATTTATAGACACTTATGAATTACTGTTTAGACCATATCCTGAGTTACATAGAATAAATGGATTACCTGTGCATTTTGATCCCAATGCAAAAAACTTACTGGTTAGTTTAAGTGGTGGTGCAGATAGTAGTATCCTAACTTATATGCTTTGTGATTACATAGAAAAAAACAATTACAATAACAAAATTTACTGTATGACACTTGTGCGTTTTTGGAAAGAAAAGCCTTGGCTTTCCCCAATGGCAGAAGATGTGTATAATTATTTAAAGGCACGTTTTCCAAATATTATACAAGAACAAGTGTGGGGCTTTTTACCTCCAGAGTTTGAAGATGTACCGCTTACACGTTTAGGCAAAGAACACTTGTTTACAAAACTACCAAGGGAAGCAAACTGTGATGTGTTATGTACATTAGATTTCCAAGAATACGTAATGCACAGATACAATATTGATCTAATATACACTGGTATCACTATGAATCCGCCGTTTGCTACTGAAGATGAACCCACGTTCCGTAACGAAGAATATATGAAAGACAACTGGGATTGGGTTATTAGCGGACCTGCTATTAATCCATTTGGTTTACTACGAAAAAACTTTACAATGGCACAGTATCATAATTACAATCAATGGGATTTGTTAAAACTTACTAGAAGTTGCGAAGGCGATGTAAGAGAGTTTGGCGAAGAATATAGACGCAATAGACAATATCCACCAGAGTGCGGACACTGTTTTTTCTGTCAAGAAAAGCAATGGGGCTTGGATAATTGCAATGGCTTCTTATTGGAGAATATATGAGCTTACCTTGTTACTATACAATAGGTGGATTAAACTTTAAAAACGGCTTTGTAACAAGTTGTCCGCAGCAGCACGAAAAAATGCAAATTTTAGATGATGCTTGGTTGCCCAGCGAGTTCTATAACAACGAACTATTCCGCAAACATAGACTGGAAATGATGCGTGGTGAGTGGAGCGTAGGCTGTGATATGTGCGAACACGTTGAAAGAGATCGAGCTGGCAAAAGTATGCGCCAAGAACAGGAAGCAGATCTCAAATATTACAATCCAGAAACAGGTGAAGTAGATTTTGCAGGCCTCAAAACAGTAGAAATACGTTTTAGTCACAGTTGTAACATGGCTTGTTTGCATTGCAGTCAAGTGTTTAGTAGTGGTTGGATGAAAAAACTCAAAGGATATGAACCTGATGATGATGATTACAAACACCAATTACATCAACTTACCGGACGTATGCACAGATCATCTGTTGATGATGATTTTACAATGCAAATCAGCACCAAACGTGCATTAGAAATAGCCGAAGATTTAAACAAAAACTTTCCTAACTTGGAACGAATTGATTTTGCAGGCGGCGAAGTGCTGTATCAAAAGCAATTTTTGCCCACACTAGAAAAACTTAGTGAACACCCAAATGCTGAAAACATAAAAATTATATTCCACAGCAATTTTAATGCAGATTTTGATCCAGAAGCCCTAAGTTTTCTCTTGAAAAAATTTGGATATTGTAATATAATGATAAGTGTAGATGCAGGACCTCGACTGTATCCATACTTTAGACAAGGAGATTGGAACAAGTTAAAAGAAAACATAGAAAAATTCAAAGCAGTTGATAACAAGCACAGTCATATAAACTTGGTATGTACTACAAGTGTATATCAGTTGATGGAATTTGAAGATGTTATGCGTGGGTTTTTGTCGCTTGAATTAGATTATATAAATTGCAGCATTGTTTATACACCTGCGTATTTAAATCCTAGTGTAATGATGTTAAAATACAGAGGACCGACACTTAATGAAATTGAGAATGCAAGGAATGCAGTAATTAAATTAGATAAAGAACGTAGAAGAAACATACTTACAACCAAAGAAATGTATAATTATGTTTGGGATGAAGAAATAAAATACGGATGGTGGACGGATATTACCAGTGCATTGCAAGCCATTGAGCAAGTGCGTGAATATGTTATGAAACACCAAGCCACAAATAAAGATTATCAAGCCCTGTTAAAATATATTCCTAAATCAGATTTATTGTGGAATCAAAACTTCAATGATCATATACAACGTTTTAAGTTCGTAGACGGAGAATTAGTTTATAATGTATGAAGTAAACAATAGCTTGTATAAAAATATTGCTGATAATGTTTTGTTACACACTGTGTCGCATTTGAGTATTCCTATAGACGGAAAATGGCAACGTATCGGTGTAAATCTCAGCGGTGGGGCAGATAGTGCATTACTTACATACTTGCTTTGCAGTATGATACAAAGATATAATTTGAATACTAAAGTCGATATTATCACATATCAACGTTGTTGGGAAACAAGACCTTGGCAAGGTTATATTTCTATGCAAGTTTTTAATAAACTAAATGACTTGTTTCCTTATATTATTGAAAACAGATATACAACCTACATTCCTCCAGAATTAGAACACGGAGTCATTGGTCCTGTAATAGACGGACGCAGCGGAGACCAAATTATTGTTGGTAGTTTTAATAAATTTGCTGCTTGGGAATACAACTTGGATGCAGTGTACAATGCAACTAGTAAAAATCCTGATGATTTGCGTGAAGATCGTATGACCAACAGAGACAAAGATGCAGAAGATGGACAATTAACTGATTTATGGTTTTACAGCGGCAAGGTAAATGCAACATTTGTGCATCCTTTTAGATTTGTAAAAAAAGATTGGATTGTAGCACAGTATTATATACACAATATATTAGATTTATATAAGATTACACGCAGTTGCGAAGGCGATATAAATCATCACGACATTGTAAAAGACGCTTGTGGGCATTTTAAAGATTACAAAGTAGGTATGTACATACCGGAATGCAAACAATGCTGGTGGTGCGAAGAACGTGAATGGGCAAATAAACGTGTAGGTAGTGTAATAAGGGAAATAAATGATTATAACAGGTAATAAAGACTTTGGAGTAGCTGCTGCATTGGCAAAAATTTATCCTGATGCAGAATTCATCAGTAGAGAAACTGGATACGATTTCGGTAAAAAGTTAGATATGGAACGATGTGCAGAAGCAGTACTAGAACATGACGTTTTTGTTAATTGTAGTGCTTTGTTTAGGTTTAATCAAACCAGTTTGTTAGACATTGTTTACAAAAAATGTGTGTTAGTAAAGCATAACTGTCATATTATCAATATAGGTAGTACAACAGATAGAGTAAAAAAAGGCGGTGCTTGGCTGTACAATGCAGAAAAGAAGGCATTGCGAGATTATTCAAACACATTAGGGCTAACAGGTGTTTGGGCAAGTGGACCAAAAATCAGTTATATCAGTTTTGGCACACTAAGTAATAATCAACAAAAGCATCCTGATAGAAAATGTATGGATATTGATGCGGCTGCTGAATACATCAAATGGATTGTTGATACTCCTAAACATTTAAACATTAATGAATTAAGTATTGATCCAATGCAACCGGAATATTGGAATGGATAAACCACCAAAATATGCTTGTGTTATGCCATTTCATCATATGGCAATGCGTCCTGATGGACAAATATTTCCTTGCTGTGTGTTTGAACAAGATGAAGTTCCTAAAGATCTTAATGTAGCACATCCTGATCCATTTAATCACGAGTATATGAATTGGTTGCGACAAAAAATGCTCAATGACGAGTATGTTCACGGTTGTAAGAAATGTTACGAAGATGAAAAACACAGTGCAAGGAGTATGAGATTAGATTTAATTTCTCCTTGGACAAGTGATTTTGGTTTACCTTCGGTAGAAGAAGGTAGAGGAAAAATTAAAAAATTGACAAACATTGATTTAGCACTATCTAATGTTTGTAATAACAAATGTAGAATGTGTATTCCGCAATTAAGTACACATTGGTATAGTGATGCAAAGAAATTAGGAATTGAAATACCACGTGGTGTTATTACAGATAACACTATCGTTGACGAATATGATCTGAGTGATTTACGTTTCATCAAAGTATTAGGCGGTGAGCCCATGATGGAGCAAGAAAAGTTGATAAAAGTTCTTAATAAATGCACTATTGAAAATATCACTATTTTATTAGTTACAAATGCATCAATTGTTCCTAATGAAAAACTATTACAATTACTTAAAAACTGTAAAAAAGTAAACATTGATTTAAGTATTGATAGTTATGGTAGATTGAATGATTTTTTACGTAAGGATAGTGATTGGGAAAATGTATATAATAACATTCAATGGTACAAAAAACATTTTGACAATATAAATGTTCATAGTGCAATAAGTATTTACAATATAAACAAAATACACGAAATTATTGATTTTTGTATAGAAGAAAAACTATGGCATGAATGCGTAGTTGTTGACGGTCCGGAATGGATGCGGTCACGCCATTTACCAGAATCGTTAAAATCTTGGATTTTAAATTACATAGAAGAAAAGCAAAGTAAATATCCTGTTCAATATAGAAAAATATTTAAACTGTTAATTAATGAAATGCAAACACCAGGAGATTTTGGGCTATTTGTGCGCAACGATAGTCAGCTTAATAAGATTAGAAACGAACATTGGATGGATAAAAATCAAGAATTATGGGAAAAACTTGAACCATTGATTACCCCGGAGTTATTTTAATGACAGAAACATTTTGTCCTATACCTTGGATATTCCAAGCAGCAAGAAGCAATGGAGATATTAGAATATGTTGTCAGGCCAACATAACAAAAAATCAAGGCGTAATACGAAAAGAAGATGGTACTGCTTATAATGTTGGCATAGATGATCTAAATGAAGCACGTAATGCCGAACTTATGAAAAATGTTAGACTTAATATGTTGAATGGTGTATGGAGCGATGAATGCGGACGTTGTAAAAACGAAGAACTTAACGGATTAAACAGTAGACGCAAATACGAAGAAAAAAACTGGCCTAATTTTACGTTTGATATAGCAAAAAGTATAACTAATGAAGATGGCACTATCGATACTGATGAAAATCCTGTTCAATATTACGATTTGCGTTTTGGAAACTTCTGTAATTTAAAATGTCGTATGTGTGGTCCTACCGATAGTGACACTTGGTATGAAGATTGGGAAAAGCTAACTGGTAAAACAACATATAAAGAAACCAGTGGCGAGGTGCAAATATACCGTAAAGGCAATAAACTAGTATCCGATGCGTATAATTGGGTTCACAACGAAAGTTTTTGGCAACAATTATATAAAAATGTTGAAAACATTGAGCACGTATACTTTGCCGGCGGAGAGCCTATGTTGATTGATAGACATTATGATTTTCTAGAACATTGTATTGAAACAGATAACGCTAAAAATATTATTGTGGAATATAATACAAATATGAGCACATTGCCTCCAAGAGTAATTGATATGTGGAAGCAATTTAAACAAGTTAGAGTAGGTGCTAGTATAGATGGAATGGGTAAAGTATTGGAATATCAACGAAATCCGGCCAAATGGAGCAAGTTATTAAAAAATTTATATAGTTTAGATGCATCATCTCCGAATATTATTGCTTGGTTAGCATTTACAGTAACAGCATACAATGTAAACCATATGGTAGATTTTATGAAATGGAAACTTACAGAAAGTAATTTCAAAAAACTGAACTGTTTTAAAAGTAAACCTATTATCACTTTCCATATGGCACATCATCCTAAACACTTAAATATCCGTGTGCTACCAGATGAACTGAAAAACAAAGTTACAGAAAATTTTGACGGATTTATTGATTGGATCGAAACTTCAGATTTTCCTGAAAACACTAAAAATAAAGCAAAAGATATACGCAACAGCGTAATAAGTTATATGTCAAGCGAAAGCTATCATAATGAGCATTGGGATTATTTTAAACAGTATACCGATACTTTAGATAAAATTAGAGCTGAAAGTTTACTTGATGTGGAACCTATATTTAAGGATTATATTTAATGAGTTTTGATACAGTTGATTTATTAACAGGCAAAGTTTTCCAAGTTACTTGGGATTTAGGCAGACGTTGCAATTACGATTGTAGTTATTGTCCTGCACATAGGCACGATAACTTTAGTCCTCACGCTAGTTTAGATGAACTTAAAAGTGCTGTAGATTTCTTATTTGAATATATTGACACTTATATGGAAAAACGTACTTATAAACACACAAGTATAAGTTTTACAGGCGGCGAACCCACTGTAAATCCAAATTTTATTCCTTTTGTAAAATATTTAAAAGAAGAATACGAAGCTAAGTATCAAGATAAATGGGCTTGTGGTTTTGCACTTACAAGTAATGGTGCAATGAGCGCAAAAATGGCTGATGCAGTAATGGAAAATTTAGGACACATTACAGTTAGCTATCACGCAGAAAGTGATAACAAACTTAAACAACAAGTACGTGATAGAATAA